CTATATATTACGCATATGCGCTATTATAAGGTTACGTGTACACGTGTACGTAATATATTTATACCCTCTAAAAGGGTAAATAAATATATTTTACTCTTTTTAGAGGAGGGAATAAATCAAAAAGAATAAGGGGGAACTATTGGTTATAAATCCCAAAAATTTTATGTTATGAAAATCCTATGGTCAATTTTGAAAATCCTAATCCCAATTGTTTTATGTTTTTTGATTGGTTATCACCTTGGTTCATTGAAACATAAATCTGATTCAAAACCCAACAATCAAAAACCAGATACAGTTTATATTGATAAGCCTTTTGTTCCAGAGGAACCATTTGATGAACCAAAAGAACCAGAAGTTATTTATGTTCATACTTTGGATACGATAGAAATTTTAAATATCATTTACCATAATGATACAATAAAACTATTATATCCTGATTCAAGTTTTATTTCAGTATCACCTCAGTTTCTTTCTCAATTCCCAAATTCAAGTAAGCTAATTCAATTTCTTCTAACTGATACTGATTTAAAACTTGGATTATTAAACACAGATGGAAAGCTCTTTGAAAAGGTTTATTCAATTGATACTGATAAATATTCATACAATTACTTTGAGGATAATATGACTCAAAAAAGAAAATCCCTCATAAAAAGATTTTCACCATTAACTGAACTTCAATGGAGACCATTCAACAATTTATGGGATTTGAATTTAGGTTTAAAATACAATACCAGTAAATTTAATTATGAACTTGGGTTGAACTTATTTTATTACCCAAGGATTAAAACAAATCCTGGAACAGATTTATACTTCAAATTAAGTTATCAATTCTAACTATGGCAAGGATATTAAAAGAAGATAAAAGCTTAAACCAGGAACAGCTAAGAATTTTATCTAGAGTATCAAAAGATGTATTTTTATTCTCTACATTTGTTTGGGTAGTTAACCCAGTACTGGGTATGGTAAAATTTAATTTATACCAATACCAAAAATCAGTTCTTTATCAATTCCTAAAACATAGGTTCAATATAATCCTAAAATTCAGACAAGCTGGAATTACAGAATTGATTGCTATGTACTGTTTATGGTTAGCTATGTATCACCCAAACAAAAAAATAAACATCATATCAATTAAGGATACTATAGCAAAGAAGGTGCTCAAGAAAATTAAGTTCATGTATAAGAATTTACCTTGGTACCTTCAAACACCAATCATAAATGGTAGGGTAGGAGAATTTGGTAGTACAACTACCATGGAATTCTCAAATGGTTCAATTATAGAATCAATTCCTACTTCTGAACAAGCTGGTCGTTCAGAATCTCTATCTTTACTTGTTATAGATGAAGCTGCTGCAGTAAGATGGGCTAACCAAATTTGGGCAGCAGCTTTCCCTACTCTATCAACTGGTGGTTCAGCAATAATTAATTCTACTCCATTAGGAGTTGGTGGATTTTATCATTCAAGTTGGGTAGATGCTATATCTGGTGGTAATCCAATGAATCCAATCAGATTATATTGGCAAATGCACCCAGATAGAGATGATAAATGGTACCAAGAAATGGCATCTGCACTTGGACCAAGAAGAACTGCCCAAGAAATAGACGGTGACTTTTTATCCTCAGGTAATACAGTATTTGATATGTCTGATATCAAAGGTATTGAAGAAATGTTATCTGAATATCCCCCAATATTAACAAAAATGGGTGGTCAATATAGGGAATTCAATGAAGTAGACCCAGATAAGGAATATTTCATTGGTGCAGACTGTTCAACTGGTAGAGCAACTGACTACTCTTCTTTCACATGTATGGATAAATTTGGTGAAGAACAGGTTATATACAAAGGAAGGTTACCTCTAGATAGATATGCAAAGTTACTTGGTGATACTGGAATGAAATTTAATAATGCACTTCTAGCACCAGAAACAAATGATATAGGGGCAGCTGTTACTGCAATGCTTCAAGCTGAAGGTTATCCAAATCTTTATTACTATACTAAAATTCTTAAAAAGAAGGGTAAAAGTAGACCAGAAGAAGAAAAAATTCCTGGTTGGTTAACAACCACTAAAAATAGAACAGTTATAATAGAGGGTCTGGAAGAGGATATTAGAAAAGAAAATATAATCATAAAGGACCCATTCTTTATACAAGAAGCCTATACCTTTATATATGATGCAACAGGAAGACCAGTTGCAAGAGGTAAACATAGAACCTCATCTAGTTCAGCTTCTGATATAGATATGGATGACCAAACTTATTCAGATGATGATATATTTGGTAAAGCTATAACCAACCATATAAGGAAGTCAAATCAATACAATGGATATGTATTACCCCAATAATAAAAATCTATGAATTTATTTGCATGGTTTAGAAAAAAACCAGTACCACAACAATTGGTAAACCAAGATAGAAAAGATGATTCATCAATACCCCCTGGTAGAGTATCAGTTCCTAATGAACCATCATTTAATAATCTAATAAGTGTAATGGGAGTTAAAGATTTGGTATTACCAAGTTTCAGAACTGAAATAATTCCACTTATAAGAGATTTATATAAAGTTAATCCAGATGTTAGTATAGCTTTACAAGATATGTTTAAGTTATCTAATACTGGTCATACTATATCATTCCCAAATAATACCCCAGAAGAAGCAGAAAAAATGAGTTCACATTTAAAACAAGCAAGTAAGAGGTGGACTAATTATACTGCTGGTATTGATGGTTTAGTAAATAAATTTATGGTACAATGTTTAATAGGTGGTGCAATATCCATTGAAGCAGTACCAGATAATAAACTAAATGGGATATCAACCATAGTATTTGTAAACCCAGAATCAATTATATTCAGGAGAATGGGTAATGGGGTATACCACCCATATCAAAAAAATCCATATTCCCCCCAAAATCAAAAACCAGATTATATAAAACTTAATACTGAAACTTATTTATATGTTGGTATGTATAATGATACTGATGAACCTTATGGGGTACCACCTTTTATGGCTGCATTAGATTCATTAAAGGGTCAACATGAAATGAGAGTCAATTTTAAGAATATAATGGAAGTAATGGGTATGGTTGGTTTCTTGGAAGCTAAAATGCAAAAACCTCAAAGATTACCATCAGAAAGTATAGAAAAATATCAGGATAGGTTAATTGGTTTATTAAAACAACTAAAAGTGAACCTAATGAATGGTATGAAAGATGGTATAGTAACTGGGTTCATTGAAGACCATGAATTCAAATTAAATTCAACTACCCAAAACTTACAAAATCTAGATAAACCTTGGACCATGAATCAACAATCAGTTGCAAATGGTTTAGGGGTTAGTGGTAATTTAATTGGAGTTACTTCAAATACTACTGAGGGTGGTGCTGGTATTTTATTATCAAAGATTATCTCCCAGTTAAAAAATTTACAAACACTTACTTCTTTTGTATTAGAATTTATTTATTCTCTAGAATTACGTCTAGCTGGTCTTCCAAATAAGGGTATTAAAGTTACATTTGGAACTACCACAATATCTGATGAAGTAAAAGTTCAACAAGGGTTAGAATATAAAATTAGAAATTTAACCTCTCTATATAATCAAGGAATAATTGGGCAAGAAAAATTTGCTTGGGAAATGGGTTATGATAAACCCGACCAAAAAGAACCAAGAATTAAACCAGAAGAATCCAACCAAGTATCATCACCAGGTGATAATGCAAAGAAACAAAAAAGGGAGGCAGATAAAGATACCTCGGATAGAAAAACAAGGGATAAAAATAATCCAAATCCTAAAAGGGCTGACCAAGATACAAGAAAACGATAAATAATAAATATTATGCCAAATTATGTTGATACCATGGTACTTGGAAATGGACATAGTATATTAATGTCCCATGTACCTAACCATCATGAAGAAATTTCTAATAGGTTTTTTAGTGAAGCTAAACCTAATAAGGATTCAATAGACCAATTTGGTTTATTTGGTTCAGGGGCTAATTATAATACTTTTTATCAAGATGTAGACCCAGAAGATTTACATCCAAATGATGAAGAGTTTATAGAACCAATGTTCAGGTTACTTTCAGCTTGTATAGTTTCAAAGAATTATATGCCAACTGAATTTCCCAAGAATGTTCTTAAAGATTCTATGAATCTTTTAGTTGGTCAAACAGTAAATTGTGACCATGAAACTGATGTAGCCAATGCCATTGGTTCCGTTAAATCAGTTTTATGGCAAGAATCATATACAGTTGATGGAGTAACTATACCTGCTGGAATAAATGGGGTACTAAAAATAGATGGTAAATCAAACCCAAGAATTGCAAGAGGTATAAATATGGACCCTCCTTCTATACATTCCAATTCAGTAACTGTTCAATTCGAATGGAAACCTTCTCATAGTTTTGAAAAAGAGTGGGAATTTTATGATAAATTAGGTACCATAGCTGAAGATGGTACAATGGTAAGAAGAATTGCCACAAGAATTATATCATATAAGGAAACTTCATTAGTATCCCATGGAGCTGACCCATTTGCTCAACTAATAAAAGATAATAAAATAAATAACCCAGCTTATGCTGGTTCTGTTTATTATTCATTTTCAGAAGCCCCTATAAAGAAAGAAGACCTTCCAAAGAAACTCTCTTTCTTTGAATTCAAAGGGGCCTATGAAGTTGATATAATGTACAATACCAGTAAATTTATTAATGAAAATAATAATACTAACCCAAAAGATAAACCTATAATGAATGAATTAGAAAAATTTCTAGAATCATTATTTGGTGATGGTATGTTAACTCTACAAGAGGGGGCAACCATTAGTCAAGAAATGGTTCTCTCTCAGATTAGAACAATTGTATCTGAGAATTCTAGTTTATCTGAAGCTAAAACAAATGCTGAGGATAATATTGATAAATTAAATGGTGAAATAAATACCTTAAAAGAAACCATTGAATCAAATAAATTGATGGTTACTATTGGTACTAATTATTTAACTGAGGTAAGAAATAATGCAATTTCCTCCTATAAAAAGCTTGTTGGTGAAGATAAAGTAGATGAAAATATTATCTCTTTATTGGAATCCAATACTACAAGTATTGAGACTCTTATATCACTTACCAAAACCTATGATTTACAATTAGAAGAAAAATTCCCTCTTGTTTGTAAAGAATGTGGTTCTAAAAATGTAAGCAGAGCTTCCTCAGTAACAAAAGATGATGAATCTACAGAAGAAACTAAAAATTCTGAGGATTTAAATTCTACTATCAAAAATATAGCTGATTCTAAATTAAAATAATATAAGAAGATTATGATGCCCTATGTAAATCCCGAAGCAATGACTGCTGTTGGGAGTAAAACCAAACAAACAGTAATTTATAAAAGTGAATCTCATAAATTACATCAGGCATTTCCTGTAAAAAAAGATGAGGTTATACTTCAAGGTCAACCAGTACAGTTGAATACTGATGGTACTATTCAAGCTTATTTTGGTACTGGTATTTATTTGGGTATTGCTGTTACTGATACTCAATATCCTGCTTATCCTGTTGGGGAAAAAATTCCTGAAGTAACAGTAATGGTAGAAGCATTTGCCATTGTATATGGAGTAGCTGGTGAAGTAATGAATACCTGTGGTGCTGTACTTCCCAATAAACTTAATGAAGATAGCATATATGTAACATATATGTTAGATGATGAAGGAGCTTCAACAACAAAAGCTAATCCCAAATTTGTTAATTTAAATACTGCAGCAGCTATCAATGATTTAATTGCAGTAATGGTTCGATAAAAAAATATTAAAAAGTAATATGGAAGACGTAACTAAAATGAAAGCACAGGACTTCACCAAAGAGTTGAGGTCAATTGTACAACTTTTGGATGCTACCCGTGCTGGTCACCAAAATCAAAGACCTGTTGATATTTCACTTAGTGAATTGGTAACAAACCGTTATGGGTTATCAATTCAGGATTATTATGATAAGATTGGCATTAATCCCAAAAAAGATACAATGCAGAATATCTTTACAATGCCTGACCAAAATATCCGTTGGATTGTTCCTGAAATTATCCGTGATGCCATTTATTTGGGTATTAAGGAAGCTCCTTTCTATCCCAATATTATTTCTTCTGACCAAGCAATCAATGGGCTTCAAGCAATCATGCCTATGATTAACCCTTCAGATGCTGCACCTGCAAGAGTTAATGAAGCTGAAACTATCCCTCTTGGAGATGTAAGCTTTGGTCAAAAATCAGTAAGACTTTTCAAAATTGGTAAAGGTTTTAAAATTACTGAAGAGGTTAAGAATTATGTATCACTTGATGTAATGGCAATTTTCATTCGTGACTTTGGTATTCAATTGGGTTATGCCCTTGATACTTTGGCTATGGATGTATTGATTAATGGTAATCAAGCTGATGGTTCTGAATCTGCCCCAGTAATTGGAGTAAATACCACTGCAGAAGGTATTACCTATAAAGACCTTCTTAGAACTTGGGTTCGTGGTTCTCGTCTTGGTCGGGTATTCCGTACTTTGATTGGTGATGAATCAGCAGCAATTGATATTCTTGACCTTCCTGAATTCAAAATCAGAATGTATGGTCAACCCCAATCCACAATGAATTTGAAAACTCCTGTTCCCAGCAGCTCTGATTTCTATATTCATCCTGGGGTACCTGAAAATAATGTATTATTGGTAGACCCCCGTTCTGCATTAATTAAGCTTACAGCTCGTCAATTGATGATTGAATCTGAAAAGATTGTATCTAATCAAACTGAAGCTGTATATGCTACAATTACCACTGGTTTCTCTAAGATGTACAGAGATGCTTCAATATTGATTGATTCTACTAAGGAATTTAGTACAAATGGGTTCCCTGAATGGATGAATATTGACCCCTATATCACTGTAAACATTGAGCAGTAAACTCTTTTCATTTATAAAAGATACCTGGTATTCCATAAATATACATGGGTACCAGGTATCATATTATTAATTTATTAAATCAAATCAATTATGGGTACAAAAGTAAAGGTAGGTTCAAAAGCTTATATATTCCATGACCAATCCACTGGTATTACCATTAAAAAGGGTGAAATAAAAGAGTTAACGCCCCAACAATACAATTCAAAAAGAATCCGTTCTGCTATCAATGGTGGTCATTTGGTAATTACCAATGAAAACATTGAAAAAGAGATTAAAAAAGATGTAAAGGTTGATAATAAGAAAGCTATTGAAAAATTCAAAGAAATGGTAGAATCTGGTATGACCAGTGAAAAAATTGCCAAAGCTTTCAATTTGGAAACCCTAAAAACAATGGCAGCTTCTTTTGATATTGAAGTAACAGATGAAGATACTAAACTATCTATTGTTGAAGCTTTAATGGAAGAAGACGAAGAACTTTCAGAGGATTAAAAAAAATAAACTATGGTAGTTGATTTTATATTCAACACTGTAGGGTTAAAATCAAATTTTATAAACCTATCATATGAAGTCCCAGATGAGTATACCTACTCCTGGGACTTTGGTGATGGGGAAACTTCAACTGAATTGAACCCTACACATGAATATCAGAAAATGGGTTTTTATAGGGTTTCAATGTCAATTGTTGATTCCAATAATAGACCAGTAGAAAAGGTAACAAAAACTGTTTTGATATCTGATAAAGTAAAAACCCATTTATCAAACAGTATATATGTGTTGATTAATACTTATATACCTTATTCAATATTTGGAAAGGTACCATCAAGTGTTAAACAACAATTTATTGAGAAATGGCAATTATATATTCAGCCACTAGTAAATCATGAAATTCCAGTAGAAGATTTTAATAATGAACTTTATTATGAAGCTCTAGAAAATCAATTAATAATGGAATTGGCTGCTTATGATTATATGATATTAAACATTCAAAATGTAATCAATGCTACTTCTCAAACCATTATAAAAGATAATTCACAAGGTTCAGAATGTGGTGGAGAATATTCTTCCCAAAGTTCTGGTTCCTCATCAGATACATCCTCTGCATCTGGAGGTTCAATAAAAAAGATTGTAACTGGACCAACAGAAGTAGAATATTTTAATGATACAGAATCTGAAAAAGATTTTATATCAAACATAACCAAAGCAACCCAACCTGGTGGTTTCATAGATATACTGAAACAAAATTTATGTATGCTAGCAGGAAGGTTAGATATATATCTACCAATCTGTGAAAACCAAATTAGGGTTGTAGTACCAAGAGTGGTAAACAGAAGGAAACCAAGATTATTGGATGGTCCAGACCCATTAGAAGTATTAAGGTAATATGCCAAAAATTAGCAGAATGTCCCAAAAAGATTGGGATAAATATAAATCCATAATAAATAACTTCATAGATGTAGATGCTGGTAAACAACCATTTCTATGGTTAAGAAAAATAAACCAACCATTAGCTTTTGGTGAAGATGTTGGAGTTAAATATGTACCTTATCAATTAGAAGGGTTATTCCAATATAATTTTATTAAAACCTGGGCATCATCTGGAAGAAATTCCATTTCTGGTGAACTAGATAATGGTAATTTGGTTTTATATATTTCTGCTAACCTTTTAAGGGAAAACAATTTATTAAACAAATATGGGTATTGGGATTTTAATTGGTCCGAAGATAGGTTTATATTAAATGGGAAAGTATATAAACCATCTGGAGATACCCAAGTTGCACAAGCATCAGATGAAGCTCTTTTATTCTTTATCATATTAGATAGAGAAGACCCACAAGAGAATGAAGATATTTTACAATCTTATGTATCAGATACTACTATAATAAGTTCTGGAAAACAATCCATAATAAGGAATACAAATGGTAGAAAAGTTTATGAAATAATTTGATATGGAAAATCAAATACAACCACAACCATACTGGGCAGATTTTAAAATTAAAGTAGGTTTATATGCAAAACAGGAAGAAAATGGGGAGACCAAAAGAGTATTGATTGACCCAAAAGATATCCAGTTTAAATTTACTTATAAAGATGCAAAGGATAACCAGTTAGTTGCTAGTTATGATGGTACTACAAGAGTAAACCATAAGATTGAAGATAATCATATTATAGTGATTGTAAATTCAAATACCTTTCAATGTGGGTTATTAAGAGTAACCAGAGCATTCAATACCCCAGATTCTGATTTTAATGATGGAGTTTGGGATTATGGTGATAAAACAGTATATACCAATATAGAAATTGTATCATGAATATGATTATAGAAGAGGAGGTATTAGTTTCAGATATACCAATAATAGAGGAACAAGTACTTTATCCTGATAATCCAATTTCTGTAGAAGAGGAGGTATTAGTTCCTGCTACTATCCCAGCACCTAATGAGGTAGAGAAAGTAATAGACCCAGCATGGAGAGATTATGTATATAATGTAGAAGATGAATACATAAATGTTATAGTTACTCAATATAAATATATTGAACCAATAGTATGTCTCGCCAATTATAATCCTGCTCATCAAGTATTTAGTATTAATGGAGAAATAATAACCCCAACAACATATAAAAATTACAAAATTATCCTAATGAATAATTACAAAGAAACTGGGCTTGATTCATTAGGACGAAAATTTTGGGTATTAAAATTTACCAATACCGAAAAAGCTAAGAAGTTAAATGTTTTTAATTTATCTTTTTATTCAAGAGTAACTGAATTTTATGAGTTTACCTCACTAATAAATTCTAGTTTAACCTTTATTTCAGTTGGAGATAAAATATTTACTGAGAAAAGATATGCAACTGTAGCAAGTCAATTCATATTATATACTTATCAAAGTAATTATAACCTTCTTGGAATTAAAATAAAAGGTACATACTTGTATAAATTACCCCTTATAGAAGGTACCCTACATAATAATTTCAGAGGAATAATTTTCGATGAGGGGGTTAAATTGGAATATTTTCCAGAGGACCATATAAATGAAAATCAAATAATTCATTGGGGGGATGGTTTATTTGGTCTTACTTGGTTTAAGCAGATAGAAGTAATTGAAGGTTCCTTAATCCCATTTTCACTAACAATGAGGTCTATTGCTGGTGATTATAATAAAATTGATTTAACTAAATACAGGTTTAAGGTAACTAATACCCCTGGGCAACCATTTGCTGGGTCTTTATTAACTTTTGGTTATTATTCCTATGCGTTGCATGAATTAATATATCCAAGAGAACCATATCTAGGTGATTCAGTATATGATGTTAACAATAGTTGTTATAGGTTAAAGAAATTAATCTTTCCACCTTCTATGCCCTATATTTACGATGCTGGGTACTTTTTATATGATTGCCATAATTTAGAGGAATTATATATCCCAGAGGATTTTGGTAGTCTTTCAGAAAGAGGTACTACAATGAGCAAAGTATTTCATTTGTATTTACCAGAATTTATTTTAAATATACCAGGTTGTAAACTGTTAAACATCTCAGTATCATATTCAAGTATTAAAGGTATTAAATTTAGTAAAGAATCTCCTTTTGTTATTAATAATTCTTATACAAATGTATTTATTTTATCTTATACTGCTATAAGTAGAGAAGCTATAGTTGATATATTTAATCAATTACCAGATTTTACGGGACAACCCACAAGGTCCATGAATCTGGTTGGTAGTCCCTATGCTTCAGAATTAACAGAAGAAGATTTGAAAATAGCCATCAATAAAAATTGGGTAATAAATAGATAGTATGAAACATTTAGTAGCAAAAGAAGGATTTCTATTTGTAAATAAGGATATCAGAAATGGTATTGTTTTAGCTGGTGAATTATATATTCCAGATGAATATAATTATTTGGATTATTATGATGAAATTCCAGAACAAGAAGCTTTAGAATTACAAGAAAAATATAACAATAATGGGGATAGGAATATTAATTAAAATTTTGGGTATACCCATAAATAAAGGTACCCCCAATAAAGATTCAAATAATGAAAAATCAAGGTAGAAAATCCATTACCCCAAGTTTACAGGTAAGTGTAATAGGTAATATACCAAGTGGTAACTTTAAGCTTGGTTCACCTAAGGAGGTTTTCCTTATTAAAAATATAACTGATGAAGCAATAAGCTTATCAGTTAAACCAGCAGGAAGTGGGGAATTCATTACCACAAAGATATATCCTGGTTGGAACCCAGAAATAATTTCGGAAATCCAAGATGCCCCTGAAAATTCTTTACAGTACGGGTATTAAGAAAAAAAATGTCAGGACAATTAATTATAGGAGTAGGAGGGAACCAATCATCATCAAGTTCCATACCAATACTACATTCACAGTTTCTTAAAAAGATTAATCAACAATCCAGGTGGAATTCAAAACCCACCTGGATTTTTTTCTAATAAGGATTATGTCAAAGAAAGCAAAAGCAAGTTCCAATATTATTGCAGAAATATCATGGAATGATGGTACTGGGGATAAGGTATATGTTAATTATAATCCTAATGAAAAATCCTTATATTCAAATACTTCTTCCCAATATGTAAAACAATCCTAATATTATGGAATTAAAAATATCAATACCATGGGGAGATGGTACTAACCAATATTTTTATCTTGATTTTTCTAAAATACAGGAAAATGACCAAGTCTTGGTTACTTCAGATAAAAATACCCAAGGTATTCAAAGAGTAAAAGTTATTGGATTCAAAGGAATATCAGAAAAAGTAGATAACAATCAACCAATAGCTTATTTACAAGTATTACAACAAACAGATAATAGTGTAGTAGCCACATTTGATAGTAATGTGAGTATATATGATGATAATAAAGCTTCCTATAAATATTAACCATAAAAAATAAAATATTATGCCAGAATTTAAAGACATATCAACATTTAACCAAGTAACCCCAGTTGGTACTGAAAAAATCCAGGTATCAGCAGCCAATTGTGTAACTCTAATGGATATTGCTAATCTTGGTAGTGAAACTAATTGGTATACTGAATTAGATAAAAGAATTACACAGAATAAAAATGATACTCTTTTAGCTTATGAATTAGCTAACAATGCTAATAATAAAGCAGTTGAACTTATGGGTAATGTAGAATCTGCTTTATATCAATCATCAAATAATCGTTCATCAATAGTTTCATTATCTAAGAATTATAAAGCTTTATCAAGTTATAACCTAATTAGTAATACTATTGCTAGTGTTACATTAACTGGTAATAATGTAAGTTTTATAAATAATTCATCAATTAAAACCATAATACTTAATATCACTAATTGGGGAGCGAACCCCGGTTCGCTCCAGGATTCAGTAATATATATTCCAAGAAGTAATGGAGTGGGTGGTATAGTTGAATGGAGTACTCCCAATAAAATAAGTGGTATACATGGTAATCTTACCGAAATAGAAATGATGGTTTCAAGTTTAAATAATTGTTGGGTAAGATATCAAGTAAGTCTAGTAAAAAATGAAAATGGTAATGGTATGACTGGTTTTGAATTAATCATTATTGGTACTGTATTATTACCTAATCCTAACAAAGAAGTAATGGAGTGGGTGGCTTTGAATTAATCATTATTGGTACTGTATTATTACCTAATCCTAACAAAGAAGTAATGGAGTGGGTGGTATAGTTGAATGGAGTACTCCCAATATGGGAATCATTATTCTTATATTATGGTCAACCTGTTCTCTAGTAGCTGGGTATTTAGTTGCTAGGTTTCTATATAAACATTAAAAGTAAAACTCTTCTATGGCTAAAAAAATACCACATTTATCAATACCTTCAATTGGTAACCTTCCAATAGAAATAAAGTTATATGGTGATTGGCATAAAGCCATAGAATTAGTTGATAATCTTGGACCCAGTATTAAAAAAGGGTATGATACAGCAGTAAATAAATTTTCAAAGGATTTATTAAAGATTGTATTATTTTCCATAGCTACTGGAACTCCACCAAAAGGTACAGGTATAAATTGGGAACCTCATAGTCCTATCACTACAAAGAAATATGGGGAACACCCAATTTATTACCTTACTGGTACTTATTATAGGGCAATAGGATTATTCAAATACAAGGATAGAACACTTGTTGGATTACCAAGGTCAAAAGGAAGGTCATCATCAGGTGGTATAACTCTTGGAGAATTAGCAAGAATTCTTGAATATGGAACTGGTGGAAGAGGTGGAGGTAAATCATCAGGAACTATACCACCAAGACCATTATGGAATCCTGCAATAAATGCAGTTGGTGGAAAAGATAGACTAAGGTCAATGATTATAAAAAATATCAGAAAACAATTATATGGTTTTGGTATAAGAGCCAACCAAGTTAGATGGAGGTAATAAATATGATAAATTCACAAGAAATCATAGAAAGGTCAATATATCAAGCCTTGCTTAATGCTTCTATAAAACTTGGATATTCACTAGACCCAAATAATTATTTACCCATAAGTATTGAAAACCAAAAAAGGTTTAAAGAAGACATGGATAAATTAAATAAATATATTTGGGTATTTGGTACTGGGAATAATCAATCCAAGGATAAAAAACTTACTCCAAGGATAGTAGTTAATGCAAGGGGTTTCTATCCTGGTGGAATTGGTTTACCTAAGTTACTTATACAAAAAGAGGAAGGAATAGGATTTACAGCAACGGAAGAACCATACGAAACCATAGACCAATTTATAGATATACATCTAATAGCTAATAATCAAGAAGACCTAAGATTATTACATCAGGTAATGTTTTATAGTATCCCACAAAGGGGTTATTTAAAACCTTATAATGTAGATGAATTTTTATTTTCTGGTAATATATTTCTGGAATTGGTAAACTTCTTTGATATTCCTAATTTAGATTTTGGGTTATTAGAGAAAGTTTACCAATTTGTTATTCAAGATTGTGTAATAAATGAAATTACAGAAAAAGCAGACCTTGTACCTATTACAGATATAACACTTCTATTAGAAAATTATGGATATAACCTAATAGAAGTTTCAAAATAAACAAATTATTAATCCCAAAATATAAAAAGTATGCCTAATACACCTAGAGTTGAATTCAACTTTCAAAACAACAATGTACAGCAATCTGTACCGTTATTAGGGGTATCCCATGTAATGGCTCGTACTACTAAGGGTCCTTTTAATCAACCAGATGAGGTTTTTTCAACCTATACCCAATTCCAAAGGGTGTATGGGGAAGAAATAGTTCCTGATGGTTCTATTTCTAATATTATGAAAGCCTTTGAAATAGGTTCAAAGATTAGGGTATCAAGAGTAGCTGGTGCAGAAACTACTGTAGCAAAAGGACAAGCTAAAACCTATACCTTAAGTTCTACAACAGGTGAAGGTTCAACGGGTTCACAAACCAAAATAACAATCAAATTGGAAGACCCAAATAGTGATGATACTATATCAATGATATTAAATATCAATACTAAAGAAGCGGGTAGCCCAATTCTTGATGATACTGGTTATGGGTTAAATAGAAATTTTTATGGTAGATTTTATGCCCAAGAAGGACCTACTACAAAAATTTATTTCCAGCAGTTTAAAGCTTATACAACCATTGATAATGACCCAGGGGGTGAACATGATTATCAAATGCAAATAGCTGCAGAAGATATTATATCCACTAACCAATTCTTCTCTGGTTCAAAAGCTGGTTCTTCAAATGTATTTGTAGAATCTCAGGTTTTACAGGATTTTATTAACAATACACCCAATATAGAATTGGTTTTAGCTTCAGATGAATCAACAGCATCATTTGATGATGAGTTTAATAATAAACTTAAAGCTCAAGGTATTAATGGAGTAGTTTCTACTCTTGCTAGTTATTCTAATTGGCAAGGTTCAGTATTATTTGATAATACAGCAATAAGTACTGCTTCATCTCCTCTTGTAATTATAGATGAAGGTGATAATGGTGGTAAATCAAGTGCTGCTACTTGGGTTGAAGCTTATGAAGCTTTAAAGAGTTATTCAGATGGCTACCAATTAATAGCTTCCCATATTCATCAAAATTATATGGTAAAAGCTAAATCCTCCGGACCTGGAGTAGACCCAGACCCCAATGGTTGGAAATCTGCCTATGTAGAAATTGCAAAAGATGTAGTTGCAAATTTTGAAACTGTATTATATGTAGAGGTTCCCAAATATGATTCAGAAGGAAAAGTACAAACTCCTGATGGTATCATAAATCAATTAGAAACTTTAGTACCACAGATTGGGTATGCTAAAAATATTGCATATTTTGCTGGTGGTATTAAATATTATGATGCAAATGGGACTTTACAAAACTGTGACCTTCTTGGTTCAGCAATTGGTTTGGGTGATGCTTCTGCTTCTCAATATGGTCCTTGGTATTCATTCTCTGGTATGAATAGGGGGGTAATTGCTTCTGCATTGGGTCCCGTAACTGAAAATTTGGGTGGACCTAGTAAAATAGAAGAACTCCAAAAATTAGCAGAATGGTATTGCAATCTTTTTGTAATAAAAGATACTAGAACCCAAGGAAAAAGAACTATGCTTTGGCATGGGTTTACTTCTAATCCCAAATCGGATTCAGAAAAATTCCTTTCAATTGTAAGATTGAATCTTTATCTAAAAAAGAATCTAAGACCTATTCTTGAAAGTTATTTGGAAGAACCCAATACTTGGTCTACTTGGCAAAGTATCTATTATGAAGCCAAGAAAATTCTTGATGACTTAATTGGTACTGCTATTACCAAATATACCTGGATGGGTGACCAAGATGCTCAATCATATGATGATTTGGTAGTAAATAATGAAGCTGATGTAAGACAGGGAAAATATCATATTATATTGAAATATAAAGAGATTGTTCCCTTGCAAGAAGTAACCATGGATATTGTAATTGATTCTGTATCAAAAGATGTAAACATATCAGCAGAGTAAATTTATTAAAGATATAAGATTATGCCAGCTCAAATAAAAAATCCAAGAAAGAAATTTTTATGGTCCATAGAATTTCCTTCACATCCAATAAATGCTTATCTTTTTCAGAATGTAACTTTACCTGAGATTACAATAGAAGAAGTAGAGCATGGGGATGTAAACCGTTCAGTTAAAACTGGTGGTAGAATTTCAGTAGGTACCATGACTGCTCAGAAACTTGAAACTACTTCTGGTTCTGATACCTGGTTCTGGGATTGGTTATTCTCAGTTCAGGATATGATTAATGGTGGTGGTTTAACTCCTAGCCAATATTGGCAAACCGTAATTGTAAAAGAATTAGCAGAAGATGGAGTATCAGTTCTAAATAAATGGGTATTAACTGAAGTATGGCCCACTAGAGTAAATGGGCAAGAATTAGACCGTATGAGTTCTGATAATTCAATTGAAGAAATAGAGTTCTCAGTAGGTACTTGTGATAAATTATAATATTGCTTTTATGAAAAAGGGAGGGCTCATATATTATTGGGTTCTCCCTTTGTTTTTTTATAACCATTTAAACTCAACACAACATGGAAAAAGAAGAATTAACAGGTTACAATGTAACATTTACAGCACCCTCTGGTTATGAATATACCATTAGGGAACAAAATGGAGCAGATGATGATATTTTATCAAATCCATCAGAAGCTTCAACATTAATAAATATTTCAAGATTTATAGCTGGTATAGTAATTGATACCAACTCTACAACTAATAGAAAATTAACAGTAGAACAAGCTCATATGATGCCCTCATTAGATAGATATGCAATCCTAATAAAATCTAGGATTCTATCCAATGGGGAAGACCTAGAGTTTGAATATGATTGGGGTCCTGATGGGGGTGGAAAAAGTACTTATTGCCAACCATTGGATGAATACCTATTTGATTATTCAAAGGAAATTGATGATGATACTTTGGCTAGTAAACCAAATGCTATAAAACCATATCCTTTAAAAGATAAAACTAAAGATATAGCTTTTTCATTATCATCTGGTAAAGAGGTTAAATTTGATTTATTAACTGGAGCTAGTGAATCTTATTTAGTTAATTTACCATTAGAACAAAGAACCCAAAATAAAGCTCTAGTAGCAAGGAATTTGTGCCTATTAGTAGATGGAAAATGGGAAAAAGTATCTTCTTTCCATTTATTCTCAATGAAGGATATGAGAGAGATAAGAACTAATGTAAAAGCTATAGACCCTGAATTTTCTGGGATTTGTACTCTAATGAATCCTCATAATGGTATGTCAGCTGATATTAATATCATGGCTATCAAGGATTTTTTCTATCCGGGGGAGATTTAGAGAGAGATTTCTTTTACCTACATCAAGCAAAAATAAGAATCAGTTTTACTGAATTGTTATATTTACCAATCAGACGTCGATTAAAATTATTAAAATTGGCGTCTGATTATTTTGGTTCTCTAAATAAAAAATAACCCCCAATATCATGGCTTATGTCACCAGTGGAAGTCTAAGAGGTAATTCCTTGGAAATAGGTATTGCTCTAGTACTTCAAGATAGATTCTCCAATCAAGCTAAAGATGCTTCTGCTGCAATTAGAAGACTTCATAATGAAGCTAAGGAAGCAGTAACAGCAAATCTTCAAACTGCAGATAGTATTCTTGGTACCGTGTACAATTCATTACAAAATGTTGCTACTGGAATAACTAATACAGTATTACAAGGTGCTGAATTTATTGATACCATGACCACTGTATCAGCTATTACTGGTTCTACCAGGGAGCAATTACAAATGCTATCGGAAACTGCTCAATCCTTGGGTCTTGAAACCATGTTTGGTTCCCAAGATATTGCTTCTGGTATGAAATATCTAGCAATGGCTGGTAATACAGTTGAACAGGTTAATGATATGATTAAGGGTGCAGCTTATGTAGCCAATGCTACTGGTATGGAACTTGGTGGTAAAGGTGGAGCTGCAGACTTAATTACCAATGTTATGAAGACCTTTAAAATTGTAGGTGATGGTGCTTCAGAATTAGTTGGAGACCAGTTAACCAAAGCAACACTTTCTGCAAATATATCCATGACAGATTTAGCAGAATCCATTAAATATTCTGCAGCTGATATGGTTATGTTAAAGAAGGAACTTCCAGAAGTAGCTGCAATGATTGGTACTCTTGGTAATGCTGGTATACAAGGTTCAATGGCTGGTACTTCATTAGGTAACATGGCAAGATACCTTATAAAGGCCTTTAACCCAAAAACCGATGCCTATTCATTCTTACAAAGAATGGGATTATCTCAACAGGATTTTGTGGATGCCCAAGGAGACCTTATAGACTTTGGTGACATCATGGAAAAAATAAGCAAAAGGGTTGAAAATTTACCATCAATTGATAGAGGTAAAGCTATTGGTGCTATATTTGGTGTAAGAGGTCAAAGAGCAGCAAATGCTATTATGAATGACCTAGAAGGATATAGGAATCTATTAGACCAAATCCAGAATAATTCAGCAGGATTTGCAAAAGATATTGTTGATAAAAGAATGAATACTCTAGCTGGTTCTATAGATAAGGTATCATCTGCATGGGAGAATTTAAAGGTGGCATTTACAGAACAAATTGGTCCAGCGTTAATGCCAATATTAAATACCATATCTCAAATTATAGAAGCAGTAAGGGAATTTGTAACCACCCCAGTTGGGGCTTTTGCTTCCCAAGTATTTGTATTATCCACATTTATTGGATTAGTTGGAACCAAGGTACTTCAACTAATTACCAAATGGAGGTTATTAAGGAGTGATACCCAGATTGGATTTACTAATATGTTCAGGTTAATCAGAGGTGGTTGGCAAGGAGCTACCCTTGATTTACAGAATTATATGAGATTACAAGGGTTATTAAATGCTCAAACTACTTATGGGTTACCATATTATGCTTCTATGGCTAAACATCTTGGGACTCCAGTTGGTGGTGTAGTATATGACCAAAGAACTAAGAGATGGAGGTCTCATGACCAATCAGTTACTGGGTTAGGTAAAGGAACTTTTATGAAAGAAAGGGATGCTATTAGATATACAGAAACCCATGGTACTGGTAAACAAGTTGTTAGTGGATTTTTTGGAACTGGAGTTGGTGCTACAACAACTGGTACCCAATCTACTTGGGGAAAATTATTAGGTATTGGTTCAAAGTTGTTTAGTGGATTAAGTTTAGTTAGTCTTGGTCTTACTATAATATGGCCATTAATTAAAATGGTTGCTAATGCCATAAAGGGGAATACTGAAGAAGTAAAGAAAAATACCTATTCTGTAAATACTCTAGCTGGTAGATATGCTACAGAACAAGAAAGGTTGGCATCTGGTAAAAGTTTGGATTTAGCTGGTGAAGTAAGATTGTTGAGAGAATCTATAGAAAAATTCAATAAAAAATCAAGTAATCAAACTTTAACCCTTAGGTTAGAAGATTTGAATGGTAAGGAAATTACTAGAAAAATTGTGGATTTGAATGATGATTCAAATCAAACAAATGGTATAAAAGTTGGGTAAATTAATTGATTTATGGCTAGTTTAGTACACAATATAGTTGATTCAGCAAGAAATAAATTATCTGCCAAAATAAATAATGCTATTGCTGGTATTACAAATAATGGTTTAGGCCCATTAGATAACAAAGCTCTTAGAGCTACATTACTTACTAATATGGCAAACCCTAAGCTCCCAAAGATAAATTTTCTAGAATATGAACTTGGTGGGGTTATAAGGGATATAAAAGATACCTTTGGTATAGGTTTACAAACAGCTAGGCCAACTTCATCTACTAGTAAAAATGGGGAAACTAGGTTAAGAAGATTAACTACCCCAGATAAAAATTCACTAGTAAATACACAATTAAAAATCAATAATAGTAAATCCAATCCAGGTATATTATCTACCCAATTAGAACAAAGTGCAAGGGATTTTTTTAGAAAATCCCCAATACCCAAAAATAATATCATTATAATAAATGATAATATAAGTCCCCCAGTATCTATTGTTATTCAGAATAGACCAAATGAAATATCAGTAGATACCCAAACAAGTTGGGTAGCAGTAAAATCCATGGGTAGAAATAACCCATTTATGGTTTATACTGGTGGTGAAGATACAATATCATTTGATGTATCATGGTATTCTAGTGACCCAAATAATAGGGAGGATATTTTAACTAAATGTAGGTTGTTAGAATCTTGGTCCAAAGCAAATGGGTATAGACAATCACCCCCAACTTTAAAAATTTCTTGGGGTTCTTCTGGTATATTTGATAATGATTTATTTATTCTTTATTCTGCAAGCTATAGATTAAATAATTTTCAAGATAGGTATAATAGTAATTTCTATAATGTTAAGGGTGATTTTATAAATAGTATAAATAAATCAATAAATCTTGGATTATTACCAAGTTTAGCAACTCAAACATTAGTATTTAAAAGGGTAACTAATAAAAACCTTACTCATGCTGATATATGTTCACCAGAAAAACTACAAAAAGTAAATTCAGGTGAAATTATGGGTATACCAATACCAATATCTGGTAATATACCTACTTTTAATAATATACCAAAAACTACTATTCCAACAGAATTAAAACCCTTTTAATTATGGCAGATTTTAATCCATATTCTGATTCAGTAGCCATATTATTTGATAATGGTGATATTATATTAGAGAGGAATTCAAATAAAAGAGTAAAAAATACTGTAGTACATATAGTAAAAGAAGGGGAAACTATACAAAGTATAGCTTTTCAATATTATGGTGATTCTGGTTATTGGGTTTATATAGCTGATATTAACAGTATATTTAATCCATTTACTGAATTAGAAGAGGGTATGGAAATTTATATACCATCAATTTAGATTATCATGGAAGATAGTGAAAATATTTTATTAAATGGTACTGGTATTCCATATATATCTGTATTTGATAGTAAGGGTAACCCAATTATAGACCCAGTTAGTGGTTTACCAATTGGAGACCTAATTACATCATTTACCTATGTATATGATGAGGAACGAGAAGATAATGGTAATATCCATATTATATGTAATAACCCAGATTTAATATCATTATCAGCTCTTGGTTATCAAATGGGGTTAAGGTTACAATGGGGTTGGGTATTATCAGAATCCTCCATTTTTTGTGGACCAGTAAGAAAAGTTATCATAATAGGAGTAAAAGTTGAATTTACTAGTAATGGTGTAGAGATAGATTTAGATATAGCTGATTCTTCCATAATGTTAAAAAATACACCATCAAATTACTATAAAAATAATTCTGAGGGTTATTTATTCTCTGAATATGTTAAATGTTTAGTATCTGGTTTACCAAATGACCAAAGTTTTACCATAAATGATTATAAAAGTCAGGATGTTATAGAAGTCAAAAAATTTTATAAAGTAGTAGACCCAAGTCAAGTATCAGATTATGAAACTGTATCTAAATCTGGTGTAGTTGGTAGAAATTATGTATTAGGTAATGGTAAAAAAGGAGTTAATTCAGATTACCCCACTTATAAGTTTTTAGAGCAAAAGGAATCCATTAATTATCAAGATTATATACCAGTAGTTTTATTTGAAATAAATCCTAATATAAGTGAAGAGGAACGAGAAAAGTTATATAATAGAATGGACGAAATGATTAAATTATTTCCAAATAAATTTGGGTATATAAATATACAACAGAAATATAACTTTTCTCGTATACTTAAAGGTACAAGTAAAAATATATGGTCCCAATTTCACGATTTGATAAATAATATACCAAATGGGCCATATTATATGGATGGTAGAGATGGTAAATTGGAGATTCATAATAGAAAGTACAATAGACCAATATCTAAAATATATACATATTATGGTGGTAATGGGGAATTATTACATTTTTCAGTAGAATCTAAGTTTATAAAGAAAACAGTATCTGTAACTAAAGGTTCAGAAGTATCACCAGAAGATAAAACCATTAAAACTAAATCTGAACAGGCTGTAAATACCCCAGAATCAGTTTTATATTTAAAAAAGGAGTATGAAGATAGTTTGGTTCCTATGCAAACTTATTCTACCATTGGTATGGGGTATTATTTTAATGCCTATGATACTTATACTGGTTCTCTTATTCAAAATAATAATTCAGCTAAGGATGTAGTTCAAAAGCCTAATGGTAAATTAAGGGGTGATTATATTAACCCATATAAGAATATACCCCATTATAATAGTGTGGATGAGGGTACTAGTAAATCAAGGGATACTGTAGTATTCACTCAAAAAGAACTTCAGGATTTTGTAACAGAACTTAAAGCAAACTTTAAAACCAAGTTAGAACATAAAAATGGACTTAATGAAAATGCTTCTGAAAAATCAATATCTGATATATTACATGGGGTTGTAGATAAAATGCCATATTTACAAGTTAAAAGGCAATTTTTAGTTAGGTCAGATAATTATAGAGCTCCAGATATAAATAGTGGTGGTGGAGGTATAGATTATGTAAGAGAATGGGAATATTCAGGAAAAAATAGGGATTTGATATTATCAAATGATGAACCTTATGGGTTAAAATTAATCCAGATGGGTATCCCACAATTTGAAGAAAATAATAAACAAGTATTGTATGATTTGTATGAAATAACTTTTCAAGTAGATGGTTTAAAAGCTATTAATCAAGGTGCACTTGATAGTGGTGTAGCAATGGGTAATGATTTGGAAAATAGTACAACAAATCAAATAACTGCCTCTGCTACTGTATTAGGTGACCCAACCATTGAATCATCTATGAATTTTATAATACAAAATGTATCTAGTTTGTATTCTGGTAAATGGTACTCAAAAAAAGTAACTCATAATATAACCCAAGGGAGTGGGTATACTTGTGATATAGAATTTGTTCAAGAAAATAAATTACTCAATAGAGTAGTAGTAAGCTCAGAAGTATCAACTCATAATTTTTTGAAAAATATTAAAAGTGAAATTTCTAAATGGTCAGAAAATTGGACAAAAGACCAAATTAGAAATATGAGTGTATCTGAGGGACTAGAAGCTAGTGTAGAAAAGGTATCAGAAGATAATCCAAATAAAAATATTATTGGGGAAGTAAATCCAGATGGTAGTATATCAGTTACTGTGGATACATCTGAAGCTAGTATACAATATGATTATCCAACAAAACAAATTGATAGTGAAAATGATTTTATGATAAATTCATTATTTTAACTAATAAATATGTCGTCAAATTTAGTTGAAATTATACAAAGGTATGGAGTAGAGTATATTGGTAGATTTTACTCCGTATATCGTGGAGTTGTAACTAATAATAAAGATGATACTGGGATGAATAGACTTAGCCTATATATCCCATCAATACAAAATGGTATAAATGTAATAGCTTTACCAAAATCTACTAGTTTTGGTAGTATAAATTATGGGATTAAATTAATAACCCCACGTATTGGAGAAGTTGTATATGTGGAATTTGAAAATGGGGACCCATTTAAACCATTGTGGTCTTATCATGGTTGGGCAACTGGAGAAACCCCAGATGATTTAAAAGATAATAATTCAATAGGATTGGTTACCCCAGAGGGTAATAAGATATTTATAAAAGATATTGATGGGGAGCTTTATATACAAACTAACTCCAAAGTAAATATATCAATATTAGAAGGACCAAGTCTTAAAATGACCCAAAAAGGTTTTACATTTAATTTTGGTGATGATTTTAGTTTAAAGAAAACATTAACCCAAATATTAGATGCTATACTTCAATTAACAGTAACTACTGGAGTAGGTCCTTCTGGTACCCCAATAAATGCACAAACTTTTACTGATATTAAGAATTCACTTGATAATTATTTAGAGGAATAGAAATTATGTTAGTAAAACAAACAATTAAATCAGAAATAAAATCTGCTTTTACAGAAGTAATGAATCAAGCAGATGATGATAGGGATGGAGCATTAGATAAAGTATCAGATAAATTGGCAGATGCCATTATTAATGCTATTAAAAGTGCTACCATTACATATACTACTGGTCTAGTAACTTCAATGGGTCCAGTAACTGGTACATTTGGTAATACAATATCTTAATAATTTAATATTATGAATCTAGAACAACTCAACTATATAGGAACTGGTCCATATTTCCCAATAAAATTAATCACAGTGTTAGATGAAAATGGGAACCCAGAACAAGTTGTACAACCAGATGGTACAATTGTAAATAAAATCTCTTGGAGAAACCTAAAAGGAGATATTAATCTTATAAAACAGAACCTTACTTCTCTTTTCACATATCAATTAGGTCAAAGGATAAGGCAAGAATATTTTGGGTCTAGAGTGTGGGAGTGTATTGAAGAACCAAATACTCAAGCCTTATCCTTCATGATAAAAACCTTTGTGAAAAATTCCATAGTTTCCTGGGAACCAAGGATAACAGCCTTAGATGTTCAATCAGAAAGAGTATATGATAAAATACATATACAAATTAGGTTTGCAATCCAAAATCAAACCCAAATAAGTGAATTAAATTTTGAATATAATCCATCAAATAATACCATCAATGTCAACTAGTAATAATTGGTTAAATCATTATCAAAGGTCTTTTAATGATATTAAGGCTAAATTAATATCCGAATTAAGATTACAAATCCCAGAAATAACTGATTATAGTGAAGGGAATATATTTGTAATCATAATATCCATTTTTGCAGCTATTGCAGAAGTAATTCATTATTATATTGATAATATGGCAAGAGAAGCATTTCTTCCAACTGCTAGAAGATATTCTTCTTTATATAAACATGCCAAACTAGTAGATTATCATATTAAATCCGCAATTCCAGCTACAGTAGATGTTGTTCTATATAAGAATGATGATACTCCAATTGGTCAGGATATAACAATTCCATTAAATACTGAATTTACATCTTCAGATGGTAAAACCTGGATATCCACAAAAACTGTTATTTGGTATAAAGACTCCTATTATGTAACTGTACCATTAGTACAACAAAAATCAGTTGGGGTACCAGATAGAATCCAATTAGGAAATATATTATCACCAAATTCCATAATATATATAACTGATATACCCTCAGACCAAAAATATGTGGAGGGTTCAATGAATCTGTATATCAATGATGAACCTTGGATTTTGGTAGATACCTTTGCTTATTCTTCATCAAGAGATAAGGTATATAAGATAGAGGTAAATGAACAACTTAGACCATATATAAAATTTGGTGATGGTCAATTTGGTATGAAACCAGAATATAATGCAACCATAGAAGCTTCATATTCATTAACCTATGGTTCAGCTGGTAATATAGCTACCAATAATTTTACTACTGTACCACAAGATATTCAAGTTATAGACAATAAGATTACAATTAATAATATAATCCCAGCTACTGGTGGTTCTGACTATGAAACTTTTAATATGTTAAAAAATCATATCCCTTTATCAATAAAAACCCTTGGAGTAGCAATTACTAAAGAAGATTTTGAAGCTATTGCCAAAATGGTTGGTGGGGTAGATAAAGCTTATGCAAATTATGTTTGCGGAAAATATGTAGAAATTTATATAACCCCAGATGGTGGAGGGGAAGCTTCTAGTGCATTATTAGATTCTGTTGAAAAAATAATATCCAAAAGTAAAGTAATTACTACTAGCATAGAAGTATTATCCACCCATAAATTACAAGTATTTTTGGATATGACCATAACTGGGAAAAAATCCTTTAAATCTAATGATATTTCAAATCAAGTAAAGAAAGCTTTAACTACAGCTTATGATTACAATAATTCAGATATAAACAAACCAGTAAGATTATCAGATATATATGCTTTAATTGATAATCAAAGTATGGTTGATTACCTTACCATAAATAAATTATATCAACTACCATATCCAATTCCCCAAAAAAATATGAGTTTACCATTAAATATTTCATATTTTGTTCAAAACATAAATCCAGTTACTACTGGTGAAGAATATATAGTGATAGTAAATACATTTTTTGGTAATAAACATTACGATATTTTAATAATAAAATTCTATGGGGGAGGTTCATCAAATAATAGAATATTAGGTAATGGTTCTTATGGGGAGGTGATAAATGTATTAGATTTAGAAACCCAAACAAAAATAATATTTCAAATCACTATAAATAAACCATCAGAAAATCTGGATTATGGTGGAAATAATAAATATAAATTAACATTATTACCTATGAATCAGGATTTATATCCATTATCCTATCAAATTCCAATCATAGAAAATCAAAATATAACCTTATCAATAAATGAAGTCGTTTAAGAGTTTTAAACAATGGGTATTTCCTAATTTATTCCCAGCTTATTATAAGGATTATGATACTTATAAAGATAAGAATGGGAAAGGTATTCTGGAAAGATTCATAGAAGTATGTTCAAATTATCTAGATACTGATATTATACCAGATATAGATAATTTTATGGATATATTAGATGTGGATGTTACCCCTGATATATTTCTGAATTATTTTTGGGAATATTTTGATTATATACCCTATGCTTATGGGGTATTAGTAAAAGGTACACCTTTTACTAAAGAAAATGTAGCTAGTTGGTTAAATACTCCAGATGGATTTCCAAAAGCAGATACTAGAAGTATTTTAAAATATGCAGTATCTTTATATAAAATAAGGTGCACTCAGGATTTTTATACAATACTTGGTAGATTTTATGGAGTAAGATTTGAATTAGAAGAAATTCTATTCGAGGACGGATATAGTAATAAATCAAGTAATAATCCTGGTATTAACTATAGACTTATAGGCGCTGTATTCGAGGACGTAGTAAGTACTTATAGTGGAGAAAATAAATACTATGGTGATTGGAAAGGATTATATCCATATGGTGATTGTACATCATGTACTACTATAAAAGCCAATATCTATATTCCAAAAGGTATGTATGATGCTATTCAGGATAATATAGATAATGTAAAAAATGCTTTTGTCAATTTACTCAATAAATACATACCAGTAAATGTAAAACCATTCACGAAAGATACCATAGAATTAATTTCAGAAATACCTACAATTATACCAATAGAAATAGAACCTCAACAAAATTGACCCAATTATGTTATCCATCCTACTTCAAACTGAAAACCTTAACAATTTAACTGAATCAGTTAATAAAGTTACTGATTCCTCTATTAGAATTGCCCAAGCTGCAAATGATTTTGGTGCATTAAGAGTAGCCTTTGGTGTATTTATGATTTTTATAATCATAATTGTAATATTGTTTATATGGCAAATATTTGTATTATCTGGCAAATTAAATACCATATATGAAGCAGCTGTCAAAACTACTGAATATTTTGAAACTTCTGCAGAAGGGGATATTGGTCCTTCACAAGCTCAAGTAATAGTGAGAAGAAATTTTAATAGTTTAAGTCAAGCAATTAAATATTACATTCTTAGAATAAGGCTAGAAAACCATATAGACGATAAAGATAAAATAAAAGTAAAAATAGATAGGTTAGTTAGAAATGAATTTTCAGAACTAACCACATATCTATCAAACTTTAAGTGTAATAAAAAGGTTTTAAGTTTTATAGTAGAAGATGATGATATTCAAATGATTGAAGATTTTATTTTTGAACAGGTATATATACCAAAAAATGATTTTACCATATCCAATATGGACCAATCAACCTCTATATTTATAAATGGTCTAAAGCTTTCATATATTAAGAAAATACCACAATGAGAAAATTGATAGTTATATTAGACCCAGCACATGGGTCAGATGTAAAAGGTAAACGTTCACCAGATGGTACCCATTTAGAATATATATGGAGTAGAGAAATATGCAAAAAACTAAAAGATAGGCTTATCCTAAATGATTTTAGGGTTAAATATACAAATGAAACAGAAAATGAAATAGGCTTATCAAAGAGAAAAGAAATTGCAAATAATATAAAATCAAGTCCTGGTGAATATAAATTTCTAGTAAGTTTGCATAATAATGCTGCTGGGGATGGTACCCAATGGTTAAATGCAAAAGGGTTTGAAATTTATACTTCAAAGGGGCAAACCATTTCTGATAAATTTGCAACCATTATTTTTAATAATTTAAAAAAGGATTTTCCCGGTATAAATGCAAGAGCAGATTATATTGATGGTGACCCAGATAAGGAAAGTAATTTCACAGTATTAATGGGAAACTATTATGCTGTTCTAATAGAATGGTTATTCCAGGATAATAAAGAAGAAGTAATACTTCTAAAAGATAAAACCATTAATTCCAGATTAGTGGATTCTTTAGTAAATTCACTGATTGAAATAGATGAACAATTATAACTCATTCTTTTGTTACCATAGTTGAGTTGATGGTGAGGGTAATTTGGGTGACCAAGTTGCCCTCTTTTAGCGTTTAGAAAAATGTTCCTTTGCTTCTTTAATTGTATTCTTAATATGGGTTCTCATATTGCTTATATAATCAGCTGCTCTTTGTGTTTTTGGTAATTCAAAGTATTCAATTAAATTCAAGGTTGATAATTTACCATGAGCTTCTTTCATTTTTTCTTTTAGAAACATTGGAGGGTCCAATTCTGTAACAAATATCAGATATTCATCAGGGGTTAATTTTTCTCTCATATATTCATGGAGCATATTAGAGAAATTATTTTCTTCTGGTTCATTTTCAATAATATCCTTTTCTTGGTTATCATCTTTATCTTCTTTACTATTATCAAATAATTCCTCAAATGAAGTTAATTCTTGATTAAATTCTGCTTGTCTAGTATAAGCATTCCTAAGTAATTTATTCTTAAAAATTTGTAAAGAAGTTATTAATGTAGCTTTTAATCTATCTTCGGTATATTTATCCTGATATTTATTATATACATATAAGAATTTATCCCAAAAATAACTTTGAATTATATCTTGACTAACATTGAATCTTCTAGAATCAATATTTTTAGATAGCTTTTTAATTAGTGGTTTACAGATTTTATACATTCTTTCAAATTCTTCCCTGTTATAATGGGTAAATTCTTTTATCCTATGAATTTCTGAACCATTAGTACCTTGTTTACTCATAACTTAATAGATTAATTATTTAACAATGCAAATATATATAATAATTTTATCACTTGTATGAAAATATATCAACTTTTTCACCCTATGTGTTGATTTTTATAAAATTGAAATATAAATGAATCTAGAAAAGACTACTCATAGATACAACTTTCATATATGTAAAGACATGGCAACTAAATTTAAAAAGAAAATTAATCAGAGTGATAAATTCACTTTTACCATTGACTTCCAACTGGAAGTTTTAAGGTTCCTAATACAAAATAAGGAATCAGTTTTAATTATTCAAAAAATAAAACCAGGTTACTTTACTCTAATAGAACATTCAATAATAATGGAATCATTATTGAAGTTTCATAGAAAATATGGAAAGTTACCAAGTGAAACCTTGTTAAAAGAAACCCGTAACTCATTATTAAGTGGTAAGGACTTTGTTGATTTAGTTACTAAGGAAGATATCCCAAATATTAATAGGATAATAAATAACCTATATTCAATACCATTAAGGGATTCAGATGTTATAAAGGAGAACATATTTAAGTTCATAGCTTATATAGAAATGAAAACCCTAAATGAATCCATGGATTTCACTAATTTTAATCTATATGAGGATTACCAAAATAAGGTATCAAAAATAATCAGAAATTCAAAACCACAGAAAAAAGATGAACCATTATATATGGTTGGTGGAACAGTGAAAAGACAATTAATGAGAAGAGTTGACCCAGATATAATCCCCACTCCATACTGGCAATTAAATAACCTATCAAATGGTGGGGGATATTCTAAGGGTAGTATATTTGTAATATTAGATAAACCAAAAGCCAAGAAAACATTTGCATTAATAAATATATCAAGAGGATATCTTACCATGAAAAAGAATGTATTATATATTGATACCGAGAATGGTAAGAATCAAATTATGGAGAGAATGGTTCAATCAACTCTTAATAAAACCAAAAAAGAAATTGTATCTGGTGAACAAGATAAACTTGAACAGAGACATATGAGAAAATATAAAAGGTTAGGGGTTGAATTTATAGTAGAAAGGGTTCCTGCTCTAGTATCAGATGCAAATGTTATTAAAGGTATAATAAAGAAAATAGAATCAGATACTGGAATAAAGATTCACATATTAATGATTGATTATGCAGCTAAATTAGCTTCTATATCAAAAGATAAAGATGATACTGAACGTATAAATAATGTTTATATAGATTTGGATAATCTGGCTTCAGAATTGGAATTAGAAGCAATTTGGACTGCACAACATGTAAAAAGGGAAGCATCAAAAAGAAAAGGTACTAGATATGAGGATAATGATATTGCAAGTGCCATATCAATAATAAGAAATGCCCAATGTATTATTGGTTTAAATTCCACTGATGATGAAGAAGAACATGGGATTCAAAGAATGGAGATTGTAGTACAAAGAGATGGTAAATCCCATGGTAGATGTTTATTTAATTTTGATAGTGATAGGCAAAGATGGAAAGAGTTTTCAAGGGAAGCTAGGGAGAAATATGATAAAACTCTTGGTAAAACTGTAGATGAAATGATTAAAAAAGAATCAACCAATGGGGTAGTAAAAAAATCAAATCCAATAGCAGACCCAAAAAAAGCAAATCATAAAGGAGGAGATATTTAATGTCAAATTTAACTAATGAGTTCAAAGGTAAACTCAAAAAATATTTTCATGTAAAATTAGGGGCATTTACTTATAGACATGGTTGGGATAAATGTAAATGCCCATATTGTGGTAGAGATGGTAAATTTGGAATAAATATATCCAGAAATAGGTGCAATTGTTTTAGGTGTGGAGAACACCCTTCACCCATACAATTAGTAATGTATCTTGAATCAGTAGATACATATGCAGAAGCTATAAAGATACTTAATCAAGCAAAGTATGATGGTTATATATTTAAGGAAGAAAAGATAGAATTAAAATCCAGAAAAGATTTATATTTACCAGAGGGATTTAAATTATTAACTGTTGGTAATTCTGAACTTGCTAAATCAGCAAGAAATTATGTAACTAAAAGGGGGTTTAATGTAAAAGAAGTTGCTATGTCTGGTTGGGGTTATGGGACTCAAGGTAAATATTTTGGGTATCTCATAATCCCTTTTCATGAAAATGGTAAATTAGTGTATTTTAATGCCAGATTATTTATAGGTAATGGTCCAAAATATAATAACCCAGATGTATCAGATACTGGATTAGGTAAATCTTTTATTATATATAATAAAGATGCCCTTTATATGTATAAAACTGTTTATTTGTGTGAAGGTGCAATAAATGCCCAAACTATGGGAGAAAAAGGAATTGCATCTGGTGGTAAAGCAATATCCAGATACCAGGTAAATGAGATTATAAAATCCCCAGTGGAAAGGGTTATTATATTATTTGACCCAGATGCAAAAGATAGAGCAATAGATTTGGCATTTAAACTTATAAATTATAAAAAGGTAAAAGTTATATTCTTACCAGAAGGTAAAGATGTAAATGATATTGGTAAGAAAAAAACCATGAAATTCATATATTCCCAACGATATCTAGATTATCAGGAACTATTAGAATTAAAATTTAAATATAAGATTTAAATGAGAGAACCAAGTATTCACATATCAAAATCCATTTTCATTAAAATCCTTGAAAAAGAGGGTGTTAAAATTTCCAAATCCAAAATAGATTCCATATTTACTACAGCAAGAAATTATTCCTTGGACCATCGTTCAATATTAAAGAATAATAAAAAGAACCAAAAGATATTATCTAGAAGAACTCAATCAACAGTTGGTAATGCAAATATGTTAGCAGATATAATATATTCTGTTAGGATAAAATTAAAACATGTGGGTGTTACTAAAATAAAACAAACAGATAATCAATGGGCTCAAATAAGGGAATTGGTACCAATCATAGATGAATTTTGTTCATATTATAAATTCCTTAATAAAAGACAAGGGTATATCCAATTTGTAGAAATAGGGTTAAATCTAATGGGTAATTCAAATAGACCAAATTATAGTTATTGTGCAAATTGGATGCTACAAAAAGCAAGTTGGATATCAACTTATTATGGGGCAATAAAAGAAATATCAGAAGACAATTATAAAGAAGAAACCAATGAAATTTATAATTGTTATATAAATAAGATACTAGAGATGACTGGAATTAGCAATAATTATAAGAAAAATCCAACTGATTATGTTAATTTCATTCATGCAAGAAAATTAGCTGATAAAATTGGGGTTGATTATAAAATATTTATGGATTCCCAATTTGAGGCTTTATCTTTTTGTAATGGTATTCCAAAATTGGAGGATTTGGGAAATGAAAAAGCCCAACAAAGGTTAACCCAATTTATTTCAAAACATGGTTTAATAATAAGAAAGAAAATCAATTTAACCCAAAATGACTGGGATTCATTTAAAAAATAACTTAATATGGTAGAGATAATAATAAAGAACTGTAATCAGTGCCAATTAAACGGTTCTAGAAAAGAATTAATGAAATTGTATGATACTTTTAGGATTAAGCATCCAAATGCTTGGCATATCACTAGATTCCAAAAAGGGAAATATCAATGGGATGGTTATATAAAATATATATCCTCTTATGGTGAATTTAAAATAGGGTTATTACCTATGGTATATAATACTCTAAAATCTTGGGGAGTTGAGGATATAAAAATAACCGATAAAAGAATAATCCCAAATATTGAACCAATAATCCCAACTCAATTGGGGGCAAATTATAACCCCATTAAATTATATCCAAGACAAATACAAGCTATAAAAACTTTATTGAATAATAAAGTAGGTGATACACCTTTTCTTATATGTGCTGGGGATTATTCTGTTGGATTTGGTAAAACCCTTTTATTTTGTGCTTTATATAAAGCTTATCAAGGTAATTTACCAACAATCCTACTTTTAAATGATTCTGATTTATTCAATCAATTTAAAAGAGAAATTCCTGAACTTTTACCAAATGAGGATATTGCATTTATCCAAGGTTCTAAATGTAATAGATGGGGTAAATTTAATGTGGCAATGGTCCAAAGTATATCTAAGAATATAAGGCAATATCAACAAAACCTATTAGATATAAGAATGGTTTTAATTGATGAAGCAGATATCATAGATAATAAAACTTATCAAACAGTTATATCATATCTTTATAATTCTTTCATAAGAATTGGGTTAAGTGGTACCATTTATATGAATGAAAGAAAAAATGGGATTGTTCATAATATGAATGTAAGGCAATTTATTGGGGATGTGGTAGACCAAGTTAAATTATCAGAACAAATTAAAACAGGTAGAGCAACTAAAGTTATTGTTAAAATGATTTATACTGGTATAGGGGAAAAGGTACCAAATGATTATCAAAGAGAATATAAATTAAATATTATTGAGAATAAAGAATCCTATAAACTTTCATTTTCTAGAATGCTTTATAATTATAAATATGGAAGGGTTCCAATGGTTATATTATGCAAATTTATTGACCATTGTGAGGATTTATATAAATATTATACTGAAAGGATTAATAAAATGGGATTACCATTAAGGGTTGCCTATTTACATCACAATGTAAAAGGTAGAGATAAAATATTAACTGATATAAGGGAAGGGAATATAGATATTCTAATATCCACTACAGTTATTGCAAGAGGTAAAAATATACCTACTTTACAATATCTTCAGAATATTGCATCAATGGATTCCCAAGAAAAATCCATTCAAATTTTGGGAAGGTTAGTTAGGAAACATGAATCCAAAAATAAAACCTACCTTGATGATTTTATTTTTGAAGGTACCTTTTTAAAAAGGCATGGCAATCATAGAAAAGTTTATTACCAAAAACAAGGATTCAAGGTAATAAAAATAGAATACACAAAAAAAGTATAATAGTTAGTTACTAGTAATATTGGTCAAATTATTAACTAAGTTTAACTTATGATATATAAAAAGTAAATTCTTTGAAGACTAAAAGTAGATTATATTTTAAATATTTAAATATTAATCAGGCTATTAGCTATATACATATACAGGCTAATAAATATTTATCAGGCCATAAATATATTCAGGCTATTAGCCTGAATATATTATCTAGGTAGCAAGCTACCTAGATATTAGCTTATTAGAGTATATGGTCTTTTTTCTTTTCTTTTTTTGGTTACTTTTTTTCTTTTCTTTTTTGAACATAGAAATTTACAAGGTACCATAATAAACTTGAAAAAACCTATTATCATTTGGAAAACTTAAAATTCAAAACTAATGGCAAAGAAACAAAAACAAAAGGAATTAATAAAACTTGAAGATACAGATATACTGAAACCAATTGATATTTCTCAAATAGGTTCAAATGGGGACCCATGCTTTGGAAAAGAATATAACCTATCAACCAAGGAATGCAAGATGTGTGGGGATTCAGAATTATGCTGCATAAAATTTGCAGAGTTAATTGGAAAAGATAGAAAACAATTGGAAAAAGAGAATGAATTTAAGGACTTAGAAAATCTAGTAGATTTAAAAGCAGTGTCAAAAACTATTAGATATTTGAAAAGGAAAGATGAACCCAAAAAAATAATCCTTGATAAGATTCAAGCAAAATATGAATTGAGCAGGGAAGAAGCTAGAACAATTTATAAATCAGTAATAAACAAACAAAATGGAAAAAAACAATGAATTAATTTTCACAAGGGTAAGAGATGTTCAATTACCCAAAAGAGCAAATCAACATGATGCAGGAATAGACTTCTTCTGTCCAGTTCTAGATTCTGAATTAATCCAAAGAATCAATGAGATTAACAATAGTAAGAATGTTATAACAACTCCTGATTTTATTTTGGTAGCTCCTGGTGCAGATATAACAATCCCATCAGGGGTAAAAGTTTGGATAATGAATAAAGAATCTGCTTTAGTTGCAGCAAATAAATCTGGATTAGCAACAAAGTTTAGTATTCAATTCACTGCTCAAGTAATAGATGCAGATTACACTGGGGAAATTCATATTGGAATAAGGAATCATGGAAAAGACTTCTTTATGATTAAACCTGGTGCAAAGTTAATACAATTCCTACATTTACCAATCATATTATCAGATATCATAGAGGTAGGTAATGATGGGTATAATGATATTGTTGATGGGAAATCAGATAGGGGAGAAGGAGGATTTGGTTCAACTGGATTTTGATTATGGAAAATACAAATATACAACAAGAGTTAAATGATATTTATATCCCTGATTGGTATATTAAAGACTGAGTGATATGGATTCAAGAGATATAAAAGAAGAACCAAGTATTCCAAAAGATAATAAGTATCTGGAATCAATATATGAAATGCAAAAACAACTACTAGATAGTTATATAAGCATTGAAGGGTTACCAAAATACCCATTAAATATAAACACAAAAACCAATCAATTAATCCTAAAAGATTTTACTTCAAGGGTAATTGAGGAACTTGCAGAAGCTTATGAGAGTTTATTATTAGTGGAGGAATTAACAATAACAAAACAAAATTGGTTCACTATATCATCAACTTCAATTGATTCTTTTGTTGAATGTATGAATCATTTGCAAAATGCAAGTGAAGAAATGGCAGATGCTTTACATTTCTTCATTGAGTTGTTAATTTACACTAATATACAACCAGAAGATATTAATTCATACATTGAAAGTAGATTACCAAAGAATAAGAGACAAAACTTCTCAAATACACTTGAATATGGGATGGCATTGGGTAAACAATGGTTAACAAATATGAACCAAGTACCAGATGTAAAGAAGAAGAATTTGGTAAACTTAATTCATAAGTATGAACAAGTAAAGGTTGATTTTAATATACCAGAGTATAATATTAAACTTTTACATTGTGGTGAAGACTACAATTATGAACTTTATAATTCATACAAAAGTTATCTTTGGGATATAACCTATGAACTGAATATATCAAGGAATTTCCTTAAAAATAAACCATGGAAGCAATCTCAAATGATAACCAATGAATCAGCTTATCAAGAGGAGATAGTAAAGTCATTTATATTATTCCTTGGTACATTGAATATAATGGGAGTAAATGGAAGTAATCTGTATTATATTTACTTCAAGAAGAATAAGATAAACCAATTCAGAATAAAATCTAAGTATTAATGAAAAGTTTTGTATTTAAAACTGGAGATGAAGCTTGGGCAAGTATAAACAAAATGTTTATTGAACAAGATGAAAAATTAGGATTATTTTCTGATGGACAAGGGGCTTCAATAACTAATTCACTATATACTTATGGGATGTCAGTATTGATAGAAGAAGCCAAATTTGACCCAGAATTTGATTTTGGGAAGATAATGGGTTATACTCAATCTAAATGGAGCAGTTTATTAAATAACTATTTGGACCTTGATTCATTGGATAAATTAAAACTACAAATAAGGGAACTTGAAAAGAATAAAGCCATAAACAGAAATTACCATATTGGTTTTAATTTTGCAGATTCTCATGGTAATGGTAAAGGTTGCTTAGTTTCTGGGATGTTCTCAAGGATGATAGGTATTGATAAACCAAGGCTTACAATAGTAATGAGAGCTTCAGATGTTGTAACAAGGTTACCTTGGGATTTATTATTGGCTATAAGAATGGGAGAATATGTTTTTGGTCATACAGAGTTTACCATAGAATTATTTATCCGTTCAGCTTTTGCAGATGATACTAGTTTAATGCTTTATAATGGATATGAACCCATAGAACCCATCATTGAGAAAATAAAAAATGAAGAAAGGAGAAAGAGATTAAAGAAAGCATTAAAAAGAGTAAAGAAAGCATCAGAAAAAGGTGATGACCCAAAATATCAAGCTTATATGAGGGTATATAAGATATTCAGCCCAGAGAAATATGGTAAAGAATTTAAATCACTTTTTGCTAAGGATTGCATTATTGGTAATTGGGATGGAATACCATTGCCAGAAGTATGCCCCTCTATACTTGTAAGGAATCAAATAAAGAAGGTATACTTAAAATTTGTGAACAAGTATAACCTAAATATCTTTTCAAGTGTAGATACCAAAAAGAAACTGATAAAGTTTAAGGAAAGTGATGGTTCCATAACTGATTCAATTGAAGATTTAGGTGAAGAAGATGAATAACAATATAACCTGGTTTCCAGACTCTCTTATAGCTTGGGAATACTTTAATGAAGTATTTTTAAGTGGGGAAGAGGGTCTTCCTTTTGTTTTTCAAAAAAATGCCACTTACTTATATGATGTGGTATTTGGTATAATGGACCCAAGATTACCAAGTAATATTGATTTTGGGAAGTTATTTAATTATTCACAAGCAAAATGGAGATTACTAGTATCTAATTACCTTGATGAGTTTGTTATAAATAAAACCAAGAGGGAAGTTACTGATTTACATAAAAAGGGCTTAGTATATAATTATTCAATGTCTTTTACTAATAACCATGGATGTGGTAAGAAATGCTTATTATCCATAGTTTTTAGTAAAAGATGTAAAGAAAATAATCCCACAATATCAGTTTATTTAAGGGCATCAGAAATAACCAAGAGGTTGATATTTGATTTTCTTTTTGTTCAAAGGATAGGGGAATATGTTTATGGTCATAATAACTTTAAAATGGTATTCCATATAAATCAGATGTTTAATGATAATACAGTATTATTAATGTATCATGCCCATAAGAATATTATAAAGCTTTTAAAGAAAAAAGAGGATAAAAGGAGTATAAAACTATTGGAAGATTTAAATACTTTTCTAGAAAAGCCAATAGATAGCATAAAATATAAAATACATAAAAGGGTTGCAAAAGTTTTACAAGAAGACATAAAAAAACCAGTTACATTAGTCAAGGATTGCAAATTACCATTCTGATAGTATTGAAATCTATTCTTATTAAACCAAACTTATTAAACTAAATAAATATGAGAATTTATGATGATTGTTATGAGTTGATGTCAGAGATGGGCAGAAACTTATGGGAAATGGGTTCTATAGTTAAACCCAAAACCTATCAAAATAAAGTTATTGAGGGTGATGAGAGTTATATAACCAGAGAACTTATTTGTGAACAATATTGTTTAACAAGTTCAAATAATGTAGACAAGTTATTCATATATTCCAATTCAAAGGAATGGGCTGATAATGAATTCTTAGAAAGGATTAACAATGAACCATTAAATCCTGGTGGAGCTTGGACATTAAGAAAAGATATATGGGAACAATTTTTGGTAGATGGTAAATTTGATTATACCTATTCTGAAAGAATGTTTGATTCTTTAAGGTCAGTAATTAGTTTACTGAAAAATGACCCAGATACAAGAAAAGCAGTACTTCCAATTTTTAATGGGGAATATAACAATGATTGTAAATATTATGATGGTAGTAAACGTATACCATGTTCCATGTATTATGATTTTTTAGTGAGAGAAAATCAAAAAGGTGAAAAGGTATTAAATATTTGTTACCATCAAAGGAGTTCAGATTTTGTAACCCATTTTGGTAATGATGTTTATCTTGCATGGAAGCTTATGGAATTTGTTGCAAATAGAATTGGGGTAAAAGCTGGTTATCTATATCATACAATAGATTCTATACATTCTTATAAAAAGGATTGGATTTTATTAAAAACATCTCTAAATGATTTAAGAGGATATTAATAAACATGAAAACCAGGTACCATATAATAAAGAGTTACAGTGAATTAGAAAAATTAGTAGAAGCATGCCTAAAAACTGGGTATGCTTCTGTTGATTTTGAAACTAATGCTGAACCAATATACAATGATACATTTAAACCAACCATATTATCAGTAACCTTTCAACCAGGTTCTGGGATATCAATACCATTACAACATTTTGAATGTAGTGAATCTCATATAAATAAAACATGGTTGGAATGGTTAACATATTTTGGTAGAAATGTAATTGAGAATCCAAATGTAGTAAAAATAGCTTGGAATTGGAAATTTGATAATCAGATATTCCAAAGATATAATATATATTCAAGGGGTACTGTAATAGATGGTATGCTTGCTAAATATCTTTTAAATGAAGAAAGACCAAATGGTTTAAAGGATATGGTAAGAAGATTTTTACCTGAGTTTTCTGATTATGAAAAATATGATTCCTTTGATTCAATACCTTGGTCAAAAAAACCATTAAAAAAGTTATGTGAATATGGTTGTATGGATACAGATTTTACTTTTAGATTATCCATATTCTTTGAATCATTCCTAATTAAAAAAGGGTTTTATAATTTATATAGGAATCTTATAATGCCAGCAAGTAAGGTATTACAAAGTGCTGAAAAGAATGGGTTACCATTTGATGTTGAATTGAATGTTAAACTAAGGGAAAAATATAATAATCTTATAAATGAATACAATACTAAATTAAGGTCAATAAGAACAGTTCAGAGATATCAAAATTATATAATAAAGAAAAGAAAAGAAGATTATATTGAAACTCTAGAAAGTGAAATAGAAGAATTAAGGGAAGAGGGAAAAGATAGACAAGTAAAAACAAGGGAACAAAAATTATCCAGAATAATAGCTGGGGAGTATACAACAAAAGCTGAACTAAAATTAATAGAGGAAGTAAACTTTAGTTCACAAAAACAAATGGTGGACCTATTATATAATTCAAATCATGGGTTCAAATTCCCAGTTATTGCTTATACAGTTGATAAACATAAAAAACCAACAAATAATCCATCAACTGCAGAAGATACTTTAATAAAACTAAAAGAACATGATAAATCTGGGTTTATAGATACTCTTTTGGATTTAAGGGGAGTACAAACCATAAATTCCACTTTTATTGTTGGACTAGGGGATTTGGTACAAAGTGATGGTGGGGTACACCCTACATTTCTTATCCATGGCACGGTTAGCGGAAGATTGTCAAGTAGAAATCCCAATGGTCAAAATATACCAAAGACCATGGTAAATCCAGATGTTAAATTGCAATTTATTCCCCCAAAAAATCAATTATTCCTATCTTATGACTATTCACAAGCTGAATTAAGAATATTAGCTCATTTAGCAAATGAGAGTACAATGTTGGAGTGGTTTAGAACAGGGAAGGATATCCACCTTGCTTCAGCTTGTAAAAAATATCATGAAGATTATAATGAGATAATAAAGATATATCAAGATGAACAACATCCAGAATATAAATTATGGAAAAAAAGAAGAAAGGAATCTAAGACCATTAACTTTGGGATTGTATATGAACAATCTGCTGGAAAATTAGCTGAAAGTTTATCAACCCCAGAAGAACCAGTATCAAAAGAAGAAGGACAACAATTTCTTGATGAATTTTTTCAAACTTTTCCCAAAATAAAGAGGTTTATAGATAGACAACATAAGTTCATGGAAAAACATGGATATTGTGTTTCTTTATTTGGTAGGAGAAGAAGATGCCCAAAAGTATATTCAGAAAACTATGGGGAATATTTGGAAGCATTAAGACAATCAACTAATGCCCCAGTCCAAAGTGCAGCATCAGATATGGCATTGTTTGCTTCAGTAATTGTATATGGTAAAGTAAAAAAAGGGGAATTACCACCAATGAAAGAAGTAAATACAGTACATGACTCTGTATATCAATTTATTTTACCAAAATATATTACCCCAGATACAATCTATAATATTTGGGATATATGCAGGAACCCATCTACAAAAGAATACTTTGGATTTTCAATTGATGATGTAGATATGTCAATGGATTTTACAATTGGAAGAAATATGGCAGAAGAATTACCATATATCCCTGGGTATGATTATAATAAATTATTGAGAGAGGATTTTGATATAGATGAGTATTACAGGGAATATAATAAATACAGAGATATACCTATATCTGATTATCCAAAGAAATTCAAAAAATACTTTAAGGAATCATGGAGAAAAAGGTAAAATTAAGTGAGATAGATGATAATATAATAAAGGTAAAATATAAAGGTAAAACCCTTATTATAAATATTTCAGAAGAACTTTCAATTAATGAAAATATAATAAACAGTCAATTAAAAAATATTCCCTCTAACTATGCTTTTTTATGCTCTATACGTGATGATTATATTAAAAAAAGGGATATATTAGAAAGGGAAAAAGACTTTGCATATAGTGAAGCTTGGTTGTTTTATAAAACCTCAGATAATAAAATGAACAATGATACAGTATCCCACAAAGCTTTGACTAATAGAAAATATAGGTCTATTGAGGATAAATATTTAAAAGCTGTGGATAAAGCAAATAGGTTAATAAGTATATGCAAAGCTTATGAATCAAGAGAAAGAATAATACAAACTATATCAGCAAATCTAAGAAAACAACAATAAAAATAATTTAAATTATGAGAGTAGATTTAAACCTTATTAGTTCATCAGTTGCAAAAGAACTTAGTAAACATTTAGTAGGTTTACCATCAGAAAACCGAGTATTATTGGCATTACCAGATGAAGAAAAGAAAGTAGGTAGTATTATATTACCAGGAAATGTTACTGAAGGAGTACCTAAATTAGGTGTTATAGTAAAAAGGGGTCCTATAACTGAAGAATACAATAGTTATTTGGATTCAATAGAAATTGGTAATATAATATTTTTTGGTAATTATGCTGGTAAAGAGATAGAACCTTCATTTACAGAGAATTATGAAATACCAAAATTGAAATTCACAGTACTATCTTTAAATGAGATTATATATTGGGAACCTCAAAATAATTAAAATATGGAAAAGAAAAAAGTTAAAAAACCATCATCAACAATGAGTACAAGAGAAAGGATGATGGCAAGAAAAAAACAATTTGAAACAAAGGGTTCTAATTCTGGTATAATTTACCCAAAAGAGGGTACAATGAGATTAAGATTAATATCTCAGGGACCAGATAAAGAACTTGGTTTAGAAATTATTCAATTCTATTTGAGTAAAGAAAAAGGTGGTATAATTTCACCAGCTACTTTTGATGAACCATGTCCATTCATGGAAAAATATAGGGAACTAAAATCCTCATCAGATGAAGATGACCAAAAGTTAGCAAAAAATCTTTCCCCAAGAAAAAGATATATAATGGGTTGTACCTGTTATAAAGATAATAATGGAAAGGAAATAGACCAAGATAGGATTAGAAAACCAATATTATTCCCAAATTCAGTATATAGGGATATAACTGATTTATACCTTGATGAAGATGATTGGGGAGATATGACTGACCCAGAAAATGGTTATGATATTAAGATAACAAGGTCAGGTAATGGGTTAATGGACACTACATATTCAGTATCCCCATGCCCGAATAGGAAGCCCCTAAAACCAAAATACGTAGAAGATATGGATTTAGAGGAAATAATAAGGGGTCATATAAAATCTTATGACGAATTGGAGGAAATGCTAGATGAGTATTTAAATGGGTCATCAAGTTCAAAAGATGACGATGATGACTTACCAGTAAAACCAAAGAAAAAAGATAAGGATTCAAGTAAAAAGAAGAAGAAAAAAAAGACTTATGATGACGATGATGACTTACCATTTTAATTAGTTTGAGATAATTCCTTTTCTATAAAGCCAGGGTAATTAATATTCTGGCTTTATTTTTCTAAACCTAAAAAAAATAACATTATGACAATTGAAGATTTGAAACTTTTAGTAGAAAAACACCATGAAAGCATTATTCATGATATTGAAGCTTTAATCCTTGAATATAAAACTAGACCATTGCCTAAAACTGGTTATAAATATAGAAGAAATATATATGATAAGTTACAAGAAAAGAACCTATTATCCCCAGACAAATTATTAAATACCACTTTACATATATTAAGTAGGGAACAAGTAGATTTATCTTCAACAGAAAGAAGGGAATTATTACAATTGATAGTACCAGTTATTTATAAGTATAATCAAAATAATGATTAACCATGGCAACTAAGAAAAAAGTTGGTATAAAAGTTCCAACAAAAAATGAGATATTGAAAAAGTATGGAAGCATGATAATCCAAGCTTCTGATACAAAAGAACCAGGGTTATGGTTACCATCTACTTTCTTTAATCTTAATTATACATTGGGTGGTGGTTTTCCTTGGGGGAAAGTAACCGAGATAGCTGGTGAAGAGAGCTCCGGCAAGGCAGTTCCCCTTGATGCGCTTGTACTTACTTCTACAGGTTATAAATTAATGGGGGAAATTACCTTAAATGATAAGGTAATGGACCCAGTAACTGGGGACCCAATAGATATAATAGGGATTTATCCTCAGGGTTTAAAAGATGTATATAGAATAACTTTTAAAGATGGTACATCAACAGAATGTTCATCTGAACATTTATGGGAAGTACAGTTCAGGTCTCATTCAGAGTATAAATCTCAAGTATTAACTGTAAATGAAATACTTAAAAGAGGATATAAAAATAAGAGGGCTAGTGGGAAAGGTAAGTATAAATATAAATATACTATACCAAATACAGTTCCAATTAACTTTGAGAAAAGGGATTTACCTATACACCCTTATATATTGGGTTATATACTAGGTGATGGTAGTTTAACTCATTCTAATTATATAAGGTTTAACGTAGGGTTAGAGGATGCAGAATCTTTTAAAGAAAATATTAGTAAGTTCTTAAAAGAAGGTGCTACTTTAGAGGATAAGGGGGTATATGAAAATCCATTTGGTAAAACCCACAGATTTATACTTAAAGGATATGGGGAAGAAGTAAAAGCTTTATGCCTTGAAGGTAAACTATCAGAAGATAAGTTTATACCAGAAGATTATTTATGGTCAGATGTTGAAGATAGGGGATACTTATTAGCTGGACTATTAGATTCAGATGGTACAATTGGTAATTTACAAAACCACAAAACCAAATATTCCTCGAGATTTAGGTTTTCTTCTCACTCATCAAAATTAATATCCCAACTAATCCAATTGGTAAGGTCTTTGGGGGGATTTATTACTGAGCCATCCACCAAATTAAGAGAAAGACAGTTTGAAGGATATGAAAAGAGAATCTCTAAAGAAATAAGAACTGGGGGAAGAGTTGATTTTAACCCCTTTATGCTTAAAAGGAAGCATGAACAGTATCAGATTAAATTAACTTCTCAATCCAAATCTTTCTCTTATAGAAGAGCGATAACCAATATAGAGTATATTGGTAAAAGAGAATGCCAATGTATCAAGGTAGCTTCAGAAAGAGGGTTGTTTATGGTAAATGATTTTATAGTTACCCATAATACTCTGATAGCATTAAATGCAGCTTATGCTTGCCAACAATTAGGGGGTTCTGTAATATGGGTAGATGCTGAACAATCCTGGATGAACTCCTGGGCAGAATTAAATGGTATAGACCCAAATAAAGTAACTGTAATAAGAGATACCAGGATAGAATATATATCAGATGCAGTAGCTGATGTAGCAATATATTTAAGGTCTCAATTAGTTAATAATGAACCAATATTATTAGTAGTGGATTCAGTAGCTGCAATTGATTGTTCAGATAATATAGATTCTAAAATGGTAGATGGTAAAGCTGAAATGGGGGGAAGAGCAAAAGCTTTATACAAGTATTTTAGAATCAGGAGTGAATTATTTTATAAATTAGGGGTAACTCAAATTTATATAAATCAACTAAGAACAGCTTTAAATGTTGGGTTTGGTAAGGATAATACTTGTTTACATTATAATACAATGATACCTTTTGTTGATGGTACTTCTATGAGAATAGGGGATATTATTAAAAATAGGGTATCAAAGGAAGTTTGGAGTTATAATGAAAGTACTGGTGAATTTGAACCAAAACCAATAGTTGATTGGGTAGTAAAATCTGAAACTAAAAAATGGATTCAATTTAAAACAGAAGGACCAGAAACCATTAATGGTTTTAATGGTTTTACTTGTACACATACCCACCATTGTTTAACTAATCATGGTTGGAAAAAAGCAATAGACATTGATATAAATGATAAATTAATATCCAAACAAAGGAGAGTTATAAATGGTACATTAAAGGATTTTCTTTGGGGAACTATACCTTTTGATTGCTCTTTATTCAGTAATCATGGTAATTATACTACAAGACTTACATTTAGTAATGGTAAACAGGAAGATTATCTTATGTTTAAAACTGAGATGATAAGCAGGGCTTTTCCAATGAAAATGAAAAGTAATAATCCAAGTAAATGGATTACAAAAGTTGGTTATACTGAATTACAGGAAATATATGATAAAATAGGTAAAGATAGAGACCCATTAAAATTGTGGGATTTATCAAAACCATTACCACCAATTACTTTAGCTGTATGGTATATGGATGATGGTCATAAATATAATAATGTTACTGTTGGTATATCAATTTCACCAAGAAGGACAAATATTAGTAAATTATCCAAATATTTATCAGATATATGTGGTTTAGATAATAAAATATATGACCACGGTATAAAGTTTACTAATGAAGGTTCAAAAAAGTTGATGGAACAAATCCAAGAGTATGTTATAGAGTCAATGCAATATAAAATGTTACCAGGATATACCGGTAAATATAAACCATACCATTTGGAATTTAAAGAAAAATATATACCAATAGAAGTTGGTATCATATCCATAAATAAGGAATTCAATTCCAAAAATAGAAGGTTTAATAGAGGTTATAAGAGAAAAAAATATGATATTACTATACCTGATAATCATAATTTTTTAGCTGGTTCTAAAGAACAGGGTATAGTGGTACATAATACAACTACAGGTGGTGCTGCATTGAAATTCTATGCCTCAATAAGGATAGCTTTTTATTCAGGTAAAACTATAACCATAAAAAATAAAGGTAAAGAAAGGAAAGCTGGTAAATTAGTTACAATTAGGGTTTTAAAGAATAAAGTTGCTCCCCCAAGACCAACAATCTCCAAAGTACCAGTATTCTTTAATCCAAAATTCCATGAAGTTGGTTTTGATAGATGTTTTGGATTAGAAGATGTTTTTGTAGAGAATGATATAATAGAGAAATCTTCTGGGGGGGTTTATAAATATAAAGGTAAAGTATTGTGCAGAGGAGAAGAAAAATTCCAGAAGCTAATAGAAGAAGATGATGAACTAAGGAGAAAGCTTCTTAAGAAAGCTGGAATAAATACTATTGGTTCAACTAAAAAACAATTAGAGAGTTTAAAAGAGAATTACTACCCAGTAGATGATTCCATAGAATATGAATCTTATGGCGAAGAAGACGAAGAGAGTGAAGAGTAGAGATAAACTACTTATGATAATAGATGGTTCTAATTTAGCACATAGAGCTTATCAAAAATTTGAGAATCTAAAAGCAAGTAATGGTAAAAAAACTGGTCTAATATATGGGTTTATGAGATTACTTAATTCATATATTATTAGGTTTAACCCAACATATGTTCTAGTAACTTTTGATACTTTGCAAAGTAAATCTTCCAACTTTAGAAATAATCTTCTTGGAGGATATAAAGAGCATAGAAAAAAGAATAATTTATCAATGGATTATGAACAATTTAATTATCAATTACGTTCAGTGAAAAAGATGCTTAAATATCTTAATATTACTGTAATATGGGATAATAAAGGTCTTGGACATGAATCTGATGATTATATTGGTAAATTTGCTTTGGAATCAAAAGGTAAAGTATTAATCATATCCTCAGATAAGGATTTTTGCCAATTGATAGATGATAGAATAAAGGTATTTAATCCTTTCAGGGATATGAAATTGAACAAAAGGAATTGTAAAGATGTAATGGGGTATTCACCAGAAGAATGTGTTGATTATTTATGTTTAGTAGGTGATAAATCAGATGATATTCCAGGATATAAAGGTATAGGAGAAGTAAAAGCAAGAAAATTCCTTGACCAATTTGGTTCTATTGAGAATTTTTTGGAATCAGAAGAAAAATTCCCTGGTATAGATAATGAAGGTCTATCAGAGTTATATAAAAGGAATAAATCATTGATAGATATTAGGGTAGCTTTAAAAGAATACCCAATTACTACTATACCAATATATTATAATAAGAAAAATGAGATACTCATCAAAAAACTGATGGGTCAATTTAGTGAATATTCATTAAATTCATTTTTAACCCAAGAGTTTCTAAAACCATTTAAAACTTTGAAACAATGGAAAAACATTTAAGAATACAAATAGCTGGACCTTCTGGGGTTGGGAAAACTACTTTGGCAAAAGATATATCTGATATATATGGTATTCCTTATGTATCTGGTAGTTATTCTGATTTAATACCATCCACAAAAGATATATTGCATTCTGATATGATAAGTATGGACCCCAAAGAAATATATCAAAATGATTTTCAATTATTAAACCTTAGGAAAAGATTATTTGAAAATAATCCTACCTATGTATCAGATAGGTCATTTTTAGATTCAGCAACTTATATAATAGAAAAGGTATCAAGCAAAATTCCAAATTGTGAGATAGAGAATTTTTTGGAGATATGTTTAACCTTGTTAATGAATACTTGTACACACCTTATATTTGTACCATTCTCAAAGAATTATTTTAAAGAATGGGAAATAGAGGATAATAATAAAAGGATAACCAATAAATATTATCAGTATCATATATCATTGTTAATGGAAGGTATATTAAGCTACTTTAATTATACCAGAAGTTATCTATACAGTCATATGATTGATTCAATGGTACCAATAAATTGTGGTAAAATAGAATATCTTGGTAAAAGTTTGAAAATATTAATTTTACAGGATATTGACCACAATATGAGGGTAGATAAGATAATGAAATTCTTAGAATTAAATTGATATGAAAAAACCAATAGCTATAGTATTTTCTGATTTACATATAAACAATTGGTCAAGATTTAATGAAGATAAAAAAAGAACCCTGGAACAATTCAGGGTTCTTTCCATTTTGGGTAAAAAGAGTAAGAAATATAATGTACCAATTTTATTCTGTGGGGATTTTTTCCATAAACCAGAAACAATGGACCAAGAGTTAGCAGAAATATGTTATAATGAGATAAATAAACTAGATTTAAGGATAAGAGCTATATCTGGTAACCATGATATGAAAAAGGTTAGTAAAATTGGGGAGAAACCATTCAGTTGGTTATATACTTTACCATCAAACTTTATTGATATCATGGATTATAAACAAGATACATTATCATCATATAATCAGGATATTATATTACATGGAGTACCATATATAGACCATAATATTGGTTTATGTGAATATCTTAAAAACCTAAAATTGGATAAATCAAAAAAGCATATCCTAATGCTCCATACTGATTATCCAGGAGCTAAAGATACTGATGATAGAGAAATAGATTCAGTTGAAAACCTGAACATAAATATACTTAATAGGTTTGACCTTATAATTTGTGGTCATATTCATAAACCACAAAGATTATCAAAGAAAGTTTATATGATAGGAGCTCCCAATCAGCAAAGAAGAACTGATATGAATTGTAAATTGGGGTATTGGTTGATAATGGAAGACCTTACCATGAAATTTGTGGAATTATCAGATTTTCCAAAATTCATAGATGTAGAATCAGAAGAAGATGTCAAAGATGATGGTAATTATTATACACTGATAACTAGGGAAACCATTGTAGAATCTGATAATAAAATTCATAAGGGTTTATCAAAAAAGAAGTTGGTAAGGTTATATCTAAAATATAACAATATCAAGGATAAAGAGAAAAAGGAATGCTTATTGGGTATAATTAAAAAAGCAGAAGAAGATGATTGAGTTTAAGAAGATAATAATAGAGGGGTTTTGTTCCATAGGAACTCTAGAATTACCTTTAAATAATAATGGGATAACCATTATAAAGGGGGCAAATGGTTTAGGGAAAACTACAATATTTTCAGCATTAGTATGGGTATTATATGGTAAAACCTTAAAAGGTATATCAGATGTAAATCTATGGAAAAAGTTTAGAACTAAGGATTACAAAGGCACAAAGGTAGAAATATATTTTGAAAGCAATAATTCCATACATAAAATAATAAGATGCCAGAACTACACAGAAGATGTAGATGGTGCAAAAGGTGGAAGTAGACTTATATATCTTATTGATGCTGAACAGGTAAAAGAAAAAGGTAAACTAAAGTTACAATCGCTTATAGAGAAAAACCTGGGAATGTCTTATAATCTTTTCATAAATTCAGTAATGTTTGGACAGGGTATGAAAAGATTAATTCAAGAATCTGGTTCAGATAAGAAACAATTATTTGAGGAGATATTTGAACTAAACTATATATCAAAAGCTAGAAAAATTGCCCAAGATAAATATAATGAATTAAGGGTAGAGTTAGATGGGTTAATGGAAAAATTAGAAAGTAACCAAAATTATATAGATTCCATACTTTCCGATTTAAATTACACAAAAAGCAAAAGGGATAATTTTAAGAGTGAGTTAGATAATAAAGTAAAATCATACAAAGACAAAATTATCCTATCAACAAAGAGGGTAGATGAGTTAGCTCTAAAGACCAATAAAGTTGATATAAATCAACATAATAAAACCATAGAGGATATAAAAAGGAAAATAACCCTGTATCAAAATAAGGTAAGTGATTTAAAGAAATTACAAAAAGTACCATTGCAAGATTTAGTAAATGAGGTAATAGAACTTTTAGAAAACAAGGAATATACTGAATCAATTTCTAAATTAAAAACCATTAGGGATTCATTTAGTTCATCTGAAAGTTATATTCTTAGAATTTCTAAATTGCAGAATAAACTAACTAATGAAATAGAATCTAAAAATTCACTAGAAAAAACTATATTAACCTTAAAATATGCAAAAGAAGAAGTAAAATCATTAGAATCAAGACTAAAAGAATTAAAATCACAAAACCCAGATTTTGAATCAGTGATTAATAAACAATCCAAAAAATTAGAGAATTACAAAAAATCCATAAGCCAAATAAAATCTCAAATACAAGAACTAGAAAAACAAGTTAACCTATATAAATGGGCTTATTCAGAACCATTTGGAAATAATGGTATAAAAGCATTTATATTTGAATCCTCATTATCCGAACTTAATAACCTATTAAGCTCATATTCAGAAGTATTAGGATTTAATATTAAGTTTATGGTGGATTTAAATTCTTCTAGAAAAGATTTTGTAGTAAACATAAATCTTGAAGGAGTAGAAGTATTTTATGAGGAATTATCTGGTGGTCAAAAGCAATTGGTTAATTTAGCTATGGCATTAGCAATGAATCAGATAATAACTCAATCAAAAGGAGTAAATATAGCTTTTTTGGACGAAGTATTTGAATCATTAAGTTATGATAATATAGAGGTAGTTATTGGTCTTATAAAGAAAGTATATAGAGAAAAAACATTATTCTTAATAACCCATCATGAATCATTACCAATCCCAAATTCAAAAATTTTAAATGTTAAAAGAGAACATGGTATCTCTGCCTATGAATTTTAATTACTACTATTGGGTAATAAAATATTAATTATGGCTAGAATAAATTCTAAAAATAAAGGCAGTAGATTTGAAAGGACCATTTGCAAATGGTTTCAGGATTGGACAGGGTATGAATTTAATAGAGTACCAGCATCTGGTGGTTTAAGGTGGAAAAAAACAGATAATATTACAAGTGATATTACTTGTACTGACCCAAAACATTCAAAAAGATTTAAACTATCAGTAGAATGTAAATCATATAATGACCTAAAATTTGAACATATACTCCTTGGTAATAAAGGTTGTAAGATATTATCATTCTGGGAACAAGCTTCAAATGATGCTATTAGAGGGAATAAAATCCCAGTGCTTATTATGAAGTATAATAATATGCCAAAAGGGGAAGCTTTTTTTGTAACCAATGATTTTTTATCAAATCTGATAATGAATCAAGAATCTAAATTGACTAAACCAAGAATGAGAATAGAAGTAAATAGTGAACTACATCTAAATATATTTATGTTATCGGATATAATAAATATTAGCTATAAAGTTTTATATAAAACCATTAAAAAATCAATATAATGAAAACTAATACCCAATACGTTTATTGTATATGCAGGATAGATAAGAAACATTGGACAACTATCAATAGTGACCTTAAATGTGGAGGGTATAAGAATATTAAAGCTTATATTCCCACTATAAGAATATTAAAGAAATCCAAGAATAATAGAAACTTTTATATAGAGGTACCCCTATTATTTAATTATGGGTTTGTAAGAATGTCATCAACAAAAGCTTTTGATAGACAATACCTTAGAAAGCTAAAAAAAGATATACCTGGTATACTTGGTTGGTTAAAATCATTGGAAACTATGCACCCAAAGAAAAAAAGGGCAAGAATAGATAATCCAGAAGATTTTGATGATTTTTCAAAAGTAGCAATTGTAAGCAAAGAAGAAGTAAAATATTATAAAAGGGTTTCAAAACAAAATAGGGTATACACTTCGGAGGATATAATTAATCTAAAATTAGGTAGCTATGTAGTATTAAAAGGTTACCCATTTGAAGGTATAGGTGCTACAATATTAGAAGTAAATTTAAATCTAAAATTGGTAAAAGTTGCTTTATACCCTGATTCAGCAAATATAATTGTTCAGATACCAATGGATAATGTATTTTATTCTATTTATAATGACTTTGATGAGAATAAATTAATGGCTTCAAATGATTTTATACAAGAAAACATAGATAGTGAAAAAGTAGAGCAATTTCTGTTAAAAAATCAATATTAATTCTATGGAACCATATATGGAAAAAGCTTGGGATTGTCTTACTGAGCAAGAACAAAACAGTTTATTTCTAAATCTTTCAAATGGGTTATCAGCTAGAGAGACTGGAGAAATTTTAAAGGTATCACATTACAAGTATTTAGAGATAAAGGCAAGAGCAGAAAAATTATTTAAACTGTTCTCTGATTTTTTTAAAATACACCCAAGTTTAGTAAACCCATCTTCACCAATAGATTCAAGATTTGCTGATTATTTATTTGGTTGTATGGTAAAAAGGTTACCAAAAGAAGAAGCTAAACTTCATACTGGTGATTCATCATTTTTACTTACTAAAATCAGTAATATTAAGATAGAGAAATGGATGTCAGTATTAAAACAATCAGAAGATGAGTGGGATAAGGATTTGTATGCCCTAATAATGGAATTTGATAGGTGGAATAGTTATAGAATATTACCAAGAAAATTACAAGCACCAACCCCATATAAAAGAAGAACCAACAAAAAAGAGAAGGTTTATATAAAATATTTACATAGAATACCTGATTTTAAGATTAGGGCTATGGTAGATAAATATTGGAGTAATGGTAAACCAGAAAATAGATATTATATATCAATCATATCAACTTTATTTGATGGTGGGTATTCAATAATACCAATAAGAAAAGATAAAGATATATTATCAGAAATAACTAAAATGAAGATTTATATATTCAGTACTATTATGGATGCTGATATATTTGGAGTTCTAGTAAAAGAATTTTTTGAGAGAACGAAAGACCCAAAATCTGGGTTAAAATTCTGGGAAGAGTACCGTTCAGTTATAAAAACAGCTATTAATTATAGGGAAATTAATAATATGGATTTTACTTGTAGTAACTTAGATATGGCTTATAACCTGAAAAGAAAATCCATATCAAAACTAAGAGAATCCAGGAAGAACCAATAGAATTTTTATATAATAAATTTGCATATTATTATTATATGTATTATATTTGCATATCAAAATTAAAAAATAAAAACTAATTAAAAAACATTAAACCATGAACAAAAGAGAAGAAAATCCATTAACCCTTCTAGGAGATTATATCTCATCAATAGGGGAAGAATTGCAAAGAATAATAGGTACAAATAATTTCTCTATTGGGGAATACCATTACATAGATGATGATAATGGGGAAATAACCCATTTCATAAGTATATATTCAAAGAGGAAAATTACAGAAAGTGAACAATTTTCTATAGTATCATCTTTGGAAGATAATGATATTACAGTATCAATTGATACTGATTTTGAATATGCTATGGAGAATATTGATACATATATTTATTATATAAGAATATACGCTTAACTATGACAAAGAGAAAAAAAGAACACCATATTACTGGTGGCAAAGATAAGTTAAAATTAATATCCTCAGCTGGGGGATTTAGTAATATGACTTATAGGGATTGCAAAAGAAGGGCAGTTGCATTAGGTATGCCATTCCCAGATGCTTGTGCAGCGGATTGGGGAAGATTGCAATCATATATAATGAAAACAGAAAATAAACCAGATTTATCATTAATTGATAAATATGATGATTGGGTAGATTCTATGCTAGAACAAGCTGGTTATGCAAAAGATGACCCATTAAGAAGCTATCAATTGAGATTAGGTTTTATTTCAGAGGAAAAAGTAGAAGAAGGGAAACGTAAAACAAGGAAGATAAAAGGTTTACCAAAACCCAAAAAACCAAAAAGAGAGAAAGATGAGAGTGGTTTATGGAAAGGTACAAAAAAATCATATACTTATGAATTAACCAATAAAGGTTATACTTTGGAAAGAATAACTAGAAGGGTTATGAAGAAATTTCCAGAAGCAAAACCAAAATCCATACAGCAATGGTATAGAGCTGCACTTAGGAAAAAGGGTATTGATTATAGGACTTTAAAATGATAACCAAAAAGAAATTAGAGAAAAAGATAGAGAAGTTAAAAGCTCTTAAAAGAAAAAACCCATCTAAATTCCATAGAATGTATTCAAAAGCTATGAAATCAGCCATAAAAAGTGGTAATTCATATGTATTAGAAACAGTTCCAGAGGAATTTAGATGGTATGTTTTATATAAGAGGAAATCAAGAAGAAATAGGAGTAGATTTAAGTATAAAATAAGGGCTTATGATAAAAGGATTTATGTAAATAAATTTTACCCTTATTCATATCATAATTTAGAACCAGTTTTGATATTAACTGGTTGGTTCAGTAGAAAAAATGCTAAATTACTATATGATACCTGGTATGGTAAATCATGGAGAGAAACTGTAAAATTCATAAAGGGTAAAAAAGCAATACAATTAGGGTTTAAAATAGGAAAATCATTATACATAAATGGTAGGTATAGGAAGCCAAAAACTAAGTTATCAGTTTTGAAAAGTTATAAGTATTCTAATAATAAAAAATCTTACCGTTGGAATATCATTTCAGATATATGTAAAGAGAATTATTCCGATAAAGAGAAAGAAAATATAATAGTTAAAAGGGTGTTGGATAAATATGAAACACATCAATGCGATATCCCAACAAAGGAAATTAGAGTTAATCCAAAGATTACTAAGGATGAGAAACTTAAATTACCGAAGATTCAGGAAATTAAGCAAATCAGAAAAAAAGACCTATATGAAATGTGAACTTAGTAATAATATTAAATTTCTAGCATTAAAATATCATTGTTTAACTAAAAAATCACTAGAAAGGTCTTTTAGGTGGGCTAAAAGGAATTTTGATTCATACTTTAAATTAATAGATAAATATAAGTATGAGAAAAATGACTTATATATAGAGAAGGAATTTATATTTCAAGGCTTTGTTCCAGAGAATGAATTTAAAAAGAAAAAGGGTTTTGAATATATTTCCAGTAATAGACCAATAAATGGAAGAATATATATTTACCCTTTTCATTTAACTCATGACTATAAGCATTTGAAAAAAGGATATCCTAATATTTATTCAGTATTTGATTCTGGTATTGGGGTTCCTGGATTTACAAAAGTAAATATAATAAAATAAAAAGGACTATGGACATCAGAAAAATAGAAAAAAAAGATTATTCTTGGGATTCTAATATCTCCTACGGTATTTCTGAAATGACCTATAAGGTTGATAATGATGAACCGATGGAAGAACCAAGAATATATCCGATTACCCTAAAAAATAGGGAAGACTTTTTAAATATGGTAAAAGAAATTGTGGAATTTAATCAAAACTCCAAAAGAATTTCCCGAACAGTAGGGGGGAAATTTTATACCATTAAGAATATTATAATACTAAACTAAATAACCATTTATTAACCATTAAAAAATAGAAAATTATGGCAAGAACAAAAAAATCTAGTGTTAAACCAGTAGAAAAAAGAGAAGTTTCTAGAAAAGTAATTAACGGGGCTTTCATTATATTCTTTGATGATGGTTCTATTCAAATTATTGCTAAACCTATTGATTTAACCAAGGAAGAAGTTTCCTCTTTATTTGGTTCTTCTGAAGAAGAGGAAGAAGAAGAGGAAGAAGAAGAGGAAGAAGAAGAGGAAGAAGAAGAAGAAGAGGAAGAGTTGACCGGTGAACAACTCAATGAAATGGATTTTGAAGAATTAGAAGATATTTGTGAAGATAAATCACTTGATACTGACCCCGATGATTATGATGAGGACGAGGTTGAAAAGTTGAGAAAAGCAGTTGCAAAAGAATTGGGTATTAATCTCCCAAAAAAGCAAGAGAAAAAATCCAAAAGTAAGAAGGGTAAAAAATAATAAGACTATCAATTATCGTTCATAATTTAGTATTCATAAAAAATCCAGAGGGGTTAATAAAAGAACACTGATACTTGTAGAATTCATATCGTTCCTATTTAATTCAAGTTTTAACCCCTCTGGATATAAAAAGTAGACCATTTATTAAATAACAATAAAACAAAAAAAATTATGGCAACTAAGAAAAAAGTTACAAAAGAAGTTAATGCTGCTGAAGCAGAAAAAAAGGCAGCAAAAAGGAAAGCTCGTTTGGAAGCTATTAAAAATCGTCCTGAAGGACAAAGACCCAATGGGAAACAAATTGATGTTATTGAAACCGGTAATGGGGTAGTAAAAAATTATGGATATCCCCTAAAAAACAAAGATGGACACCAGGGAGTATTGGTAACATCAGTTTTGGAAACCAAAGATGGTGAAGTAGTTTCTACTTCAGTAACATTTGTTCCTGGTAAATTTACGGTAAAAGCCAAAAAAGGACATGGAACTATTTGCACAGCAAAAACCAAAAAAGATAAAGCTTCTGAAGAAACAGAAAATGATGAGGATTAAAAAATCCATATATTTCTCTTTTTGTTCATATTAGTTAGTTTTAGTTTTGTCAAGCTGCCCCATTTAGGTTTAACTTATTTTCCTAAATGGGGTTTTTTATTTATAAAGGTTATGGATAATAAATTAGATGATATAGAAATTTTATACTTTGCAATCTGTAATCAAATAGGATTATATAATTCTTTTCTAGAAGATAATAAAAATAACCTTTCAAAAGAAGATATTGAATTTTCAGAATATATAATTGCAAGGTCAATGGAGATAAGGGATAATATGGAAAAGAATTTGAAAAACAAATTTGATTTAGATGTGGATAAACCAATAAGTAGACCAAAATGGACAGAGGAAAGTATGTAATGTCAGTAAGGAATTTAATCCTTAGTATAATTGACCAATCTAAGGAATTAAATTCCTTAGAATTGGAGTTATCCAAAACCAATAATCTTGGTAAAAGAAATTCTTTGATAAAATCAAAGGTATTTAAGTTAAAGAAATTAAAACATACTATGAGTACCATTGATAAGATTGTCAATGGAAATATAATAACAATTAGGTATTCATTAGATGAACAGGTATTTCAAAGAAAATTTGTAAATATATCAAAAAGAGATGTAATACTCCTGTTAAAATTGACTAATTCAAATCATAAAATTAAAATCCTAGAAATCAAGGAGGAATTTACCAAAGAAAGTTTAATAAAACTATAAGATATAAAATTTAGAATCGAATCCTATGGAATTTAAAACCCTAAAAATATCACCAAAAACAGCAGTTTTAGAATCTGTTAGGGCTCAAACTAAATTATTTAGATATGTAAGGGATAATAATTTAGAATCAGCAAAAGCAAATCTAAATCATCCAATACATGGTCCTATCATTAAAGAATATTTAAGAATCATACAATATGGTAATAATAAAATAAATGAGTTAGAACAAGAGATTATGAAAACAAAAAAAGAAAAGAAAGCTAAGGAAAAATTAGCAAATGAAGTTAAGGTTAAAAAAAGTGACAAAAAACTTAAAAAACCAGTAATAAAGGTTGAACCTTCTAAAAATCGGGTATTTACAACTTATGATTATCCCACCATTGATGGGAAAGAACTCTCTTCAGATTTGAAAAAGAGATATAGGGCAAAAATCAGAAGTTTGATTAAATCCCAAATGACTAAAGAGGAAGCAACTAAAAGAGCAACTGCTTTTATCAAGGAAGAAAGTACAAAACCCAAAGATATAAAGAAGCAGGAACCCGACAAGGAATCAAAAAGCAAGGTTGGAAAATCAGAGAAAAAAGACAAGGTTTCTAAGAAAAAAGATTTACAGCCTAAGGATTCTTCAAAATCCAAAAAATCCAAAGATAAGCCTAAAAAAAAGGTAAAAAAGGAAGAGGATTAAATAAAGGATTTTGTGGGACCAAAATAGGAAAAGGTATAGTGGATAATCCTGCAATTCACTATACCTTTTTTCATTGACTAACCCAGAATTTTTATTTGCATAATTAAATTATTAAATTTATATTTGCATTGAAATAAAAATAAAAAGGAAACAACTACTATGGCAAAAATAAAAATAACCCCAGCTTTAACCCAAGAGAAAATATTACTCATGGTTCTAGATATAAACATAGAATCAATAGAGAATATTCTACTTGATAATCAAATAAAAGAAAAATGGAAACTCTTGTGGGATAATTATGACATAAATGGGGAGATATTTAGAGAACAAGCTACAAATATATTAAATACTTATAAATTCATAAGAAATCATATAATAACCAGTAATGATATCCCAACTTTTACATTAAAGAGTTTAAAGAGTACCTGGTATAATACTTTAAAAAGCACTTTATTTATGTTGGAACCTCAATTATTGGAAGAAGAACCATTTGCTCTATATGCAATAAATAAGCTATGGGATATATTTCTAGAGATTGATTATAATAGAAAAGATAATTTTATTAACTTACTAAATTTAAAAAGCTATGTTGACAAGTTTTGACCTAATTGATTTTGATGTTAAATCTAGTTCCAATTTAACTCATATATCCTGGAAAAGGGATATTGGACCCACAACAAAGGGAACCTTAAAAGTTTCCTTTCACAATGGTCTAAGATATGAATATTATGGTATACCAAAATCATTAGTAGACCAATTATATGAAGTTGAACAATCTAATGGTTCTGTTGGTTCTGCATTTCACAATCTTATAGTTAGAAACAAATCAATAAAATATCGTAAATTATGAACAAAAAGGATTTTAATCCAGATTTTAATGATGATGATTTACTAGTGGATATGACCTTTAAGGTAGTAAAATTCATATTCACAATAGTTGCAGTATTGGGGGTATTCATTGTATTTGGTAGAATATCACAGGATAGTCAAAATAATGAAGAATATACTCCAATAACATTTACTAATGTTAATCCAAGTATTCCAGCAAGTGAAATTAAATCAAGAGATTATACTAATAGAACTGTAACTTATAGGGAATATGGGACCCCACCCCCAAGCAAATTATATGATAATTCGGATTATAGCAATAAGGGATTTGTTATAAAAGCAAATAATGGGGTTGAAATAAATACTGGGTTAACCAAAGATGATATTATACAGCAAGTAATGGACGATGCTGATATATATGATTTAATAGATTATTATGGTGATGAACTAAGGTAATCATAACATTATCACAATCCCAGAATTTTATATATTAAATATTTGCATAATTAAATATTGCATTATATATTTGCATTGCAATAAAAAATAAAAGAGTTATGGCAAAGAAACCTAAAATTAACCTATCGGATTATACTTATGAATTTGAGGAAATCTTAGAAGCACACAGAAATTGTTGCCCATATCATCATTACCAAAAACAAGGAGATAACGGGTTAAACTACACAATCAAATGTGGTGCCAATCATGAAGTTTGCAATGACAAATGTTGGTATATCCAGAACTTCAAAAAAGAACTTGAGTCACATATTAATTAAACCCCAAGTAAACCACAAGAATTTTGATTAAAAAATTTTTCTATATTAAAAAATTGAATTATATTTGTATTGTAAAAATTAATTATCCATTATTTATAAACAACTAAAACTTAAAGTCATGGAAAAGAACGAAAAGAAAATCACAACAACTGCTGAATTCATTAATGAAGTTCAAAACGTATTAAACAGTGAAAAACCACAGGAAGTAAAGAAAACTAAATCAGAGAAAAAATCCAAAGAGGTAAAGGCCCAAAAGAAAGAAGACAAAACTTCTAAAAAGAAAACCAAAAAGAATGAAAAAGTTCTTAAAGAGGTAAAGGCCCAAAATGAAATAAATCTGGTAGAGGAAGTAATATCTAAAAGGGAAGTAAAATACAAATACCCAGAAGATTGTATTGATACCTTATCAAGAAAGAAATATAGACAACAGGTAAGGAATAAACTTCATCAATTGGAATTGGAAATGTACAGAATCCAAGATAAGCAATCCAAGGAATTCAAAAGAAAATCCAAGGAATATGAATCCTATAAAAAAGAGGTTCTAAAAGAAGGTGCAGCTGCATAAATAAAATAAATAGAGGGGGTGAATGAATTAGTTAGTTATTATTTGTTTAATGAAAGATAACAACCAACTATTACTTTTGACTTTCACTTTTATCATTCACCCACTCATTATATATTAATATACCTTAATAAAAATCCAGGATTATGTATGAGCTACCAGAAAAAGTTATTAAAAAATCTAATGAGGAACTTATAGATATACATAAAAAATGTATAACTAATTATCTTACCCAAAGGCAAATAAAAATCACTAGAAGGAGACAATTATTCATTATTTATGACCATTATATAAGTCATAAGAATATAAGAATGTTCTTTTATAGACCAATAAAGTTATTTGTATATGCTTTGGTAACAAATAGGTTGGAAGAAATAAGTAATTACATATATAAGACAAAAAAAAATGTTCACTGATTTAGTATCAACTCTTATTCTGGATAAAACCAGGATTATATACCCAAATTTTGCAACTAATAATCTTGATATTAGGAAAATCATGGTAAAGGATTTATTCAAATCCTGGGATACTAAGGGTAATAATACATATCCAGATTTTTATATAAGAGGGTATTACTATAATGAGGACCATCATAGTAGAAATATATTTAGAATTGATGATACTGGTACCCATTATTTATATATCACTGGAGTCCCAAAAGGAACCCCAAAAAATAGTAATGCCCTAAATGTATTTAAATTACTAAATGCACAATATATGACTTATTTTGAGGATTCAGAAATAGGATATTTAATTCAAATAACACAGATATGGAAAAAATGAGTTTACTTAAATTGATGTATGCTCAAATAATGGCAAATGATAATAATGGCATATATCCCCATAATTTATATGAACGTAGAGGACCAAAATTTAATCCCAATTATACAGTTAAGGATAAAGATTCAATGAGGCAAGAAAGGGAATTCAATATAAATGGGATTAAGGTAATGGCATATTCCAGGAAAGATGCACTACAACGTTTAAAACATAAAAACAAAAGAAAATGAAAACTAAGGATTATGTAAGGTTATTCAAATTGGATAAACCATTTTATGAATTTAGTAGAGAAAAGTTCCTAAATGAACTAGGTAGGGAATTTAATCAAAGGGTTGAAGATACTAGATTAGAAAGGCAAAGGAGGAATCTAGAATTTACTTTTTCTATATTTAATAAAATAGTAAAAGAAATAGAAATAAAATTCTGGTCCATATCCAATAAAAAACATGGGTTGCCTTTTTCAGAAAAATTATTTTCCTCTTTCTTTGCTGGTTGGATAATCCCAATCCGAAAAAAATATTTCCCAAAAGAGGACCAGGAATTAACCTTAAAATGGGAAAGGAAAAAATTGGAAATGCAAAAATCAGAAGAACCCAAAAAACCAAATACCATTAAAAAACCTAAAAATAATAAATCCCTTTCTCACAAGACTAGTAATTAGGTTCTAGGAATTTTATAATTATAGGGTAAATAAAAACAATTATCTAATAACCAATTGGTTACGCTTATTACTCATGGTTATAAAATTTTAGAGAAATAACAAATCTAATATGTACAATAATGTGGATTATCTATAGTGTAATCATAGGTAAAATTGGGATTATTAATCCTGGGATTATTCAATAAAAAATCCCAATAAATCACCAAAGGAAATAATCAGAATTTCAATAGTGGGTACCTTAATTGGTTTACCCACTATTTTTCTGTGTATTTCAACCATATTGAATAATGAGTAAAAATCCTATATAATTATGGCAAAAAAAGATTTAAATCAAAATCATCAAAGAGTACCTAGACCAATGGGTATAACCCAGTTAATGAATGAGTATCATAAAACTAATGATAAAAAATTATTAGATATGGTGCAAACCTTTATAATACAACAATGGATTATAAATAATGGTAGGGTATGTGGGAACAATTTTTCTATATTGGAATTAAGTAAATTCTTATTATGTGAACCCGAGAGAATTAGGAGAAGAATGATGGAAATGTTAGTAGAAACTAATTTATGGGATAAAGAAAAACAGGATAAATTAATGGATTCACTAATAGGACAAAATCTTGTATGGTTACTAGAAGATAGGATGGAAATAGAGGGTCAATTAAGTTTATTAAAAAAATCCCAGGGTGATAGATATACCCCTTTTGTTACTTCAGAAGTGAATAAAACCCTTGGTTTAAAATTGAATACTTCTACAAATTTACAATCTTTCATTAGGGCTTTATCTGGTGGGAATAGTTATGTAAATATATTCAATAATAATCAGGTAAATCAAACTCAAAATAACACTATTACATATGATGATGCTCTTAAAATAGTTCAGGAAGAAAGTACTAAATTCTTAGGTAGTGACAAAGAGTTAAAATATATAGAAGCTAATTATGATATTGATGACTTACCAGAAGTAGTTGCAACTAAACAACTTGGGGTTGATACTTCAAAGGAGGGTCTTACTTTAAGCAATTCAGAAATTAGTCAAACCATAGACACTTACTATAAAGAACTAGGTAATGGTGAAACCCCACATGATGTTAGGAGAGAAATAGAATTGCAAATAGACAAAGAAGCTATAGACCCAGAAATAGATATATATCCAGATAATTAACCCCCAATATATTATATTAAATATTTGCATAATTAAATATTGCATTATATATTTGCATTAAATAATAATTAAAATAA